CCCAAAGAGGTGCAGATGCACAAAGACTTGGTAGAAATCTTGGTCCTGCGGGTGCTCAACTAGCAGATAGTATTGGAGAAACAGCGAGTCAAATTGAATTTGCTCAACAGGCACTAGAAGGATACAGGCTTCCAACAGAAGGAGCCGTAAATCCAAAGCAAATTTTATCTGATCTTGGGTTTGATAATTTGAATCTTTCTGAAGGTATGAGACAAACACTTGAAACTAATTTAGCAAAAGCAGCGAGCGAAGCTGGTGGACAGCCGTTAAGCATGGAGGCTGTAAATCAAATTATTGGAGATTTAATTCAACAGGGCACTAATGAAACAGATGCATTAGCAATGTTGAATGAATTAAGAAATAAAGAAATTGGTATCTATAGAAAGTATGGAGAACAAATACAGGCGGCACAAGGTCGTGTTGTAGACGCCTTTAACACATTAGTAGACACACAAGTACGTAATGCAGAATTCCTAGATAAAATCGGAGTTAGAGGAGAAGTAACTAGACAGGAAAAGAGACAGGCAGAAACAAATAAAGCCCAATTCGCACTCAACCTTGCTGGCACTGGAACTCGTGCTGGAGATGTAGCTGGAAATGCCGCTGCTTTAGCGAAGGCACAACAGGATAAACAAACTACTGCTATGCTTTCTGAAGCTGGGTTAATTGATACAGCGGCAGCAGAACAAGCACAACAGCAACAAAATGCAACCATAGCAGCAACTACGGCAGAACTAAAGAGACTTGCTGATCAATCTGGGGCTTTAGCTGACATTGAGGCTGATTACCAAAAGGCTGTAGAAAAAAGAACTAAGCTTCAAAAAATTGGAGAGGACTTTGTGTTTGGCGGTCAGTCTCAAAGAGAGCAAATTAATATGGGTTTCCAGGGTGCTGCAATGGCCGCTTCTACCGGAACAGTACAAAATCAAACAGAAGAACAAAGAGCAGCAACACTCTCTATGTTAGATAGGCTTTCTGATGTTGAGATTGGTGGTACTGGTAAAACTGGTGCTCAGATTAAAGAACAAGTTACTATTAATGATCTGCAAAGAATGGGCATTTCTAGAGAGCAGGCAGAAGCACTATATAGAGCATCAGAAGAGGAAAAAAGATTGCAAGAAGAAGCCGTTGCTATTACACGGCAAAGCGAACAAGCGGCAGCAGCATTATTCGAGCGTCAAATTCAAGATTATGATGAAACTAAAAAAATCCAAGAAGATCAATTGCAAGAACTTAGAAATATTAACGCAAGCGTTCAGGCTAGTTTTCCTGGTGCCCGACAAGGAAATCAAGGCAGAGGTAGACCACAGTTCAATGCATTAGGTGGAACCATATTTAACCGTCGTGGGTCAGATACTGTGCCAGCGATGCTAACTCCTGGTGAATTTGTTATGTCTAAGCCAGCCGTTAATAGGATTGGCATACCAACATTAACTGCTATGAACAATGGAGGTAGACAAGCTTCTATTGCTGGAGGCGTAACTTATGCTGCCTATGGTGGAGAAGTTGGGTCAAATGGCGGTATGAATTTTGATAATATGATATCGGCAATGAATAATTTATCTGCTAAACTAGATGGGCTTGCCAATATAACTCTTAATCATAATCATACAGTAGATGTTAAAGGTTTGATTTCTTTAGGCGGATTAAACATAGACACAATTGTTCAAGGAATTAGTCAATCAATTGGGAATTTAGTTACACAAGAAGTCTCTAGACAGCTACAGGGGAACAAGACAGATTTCCAAGCTGGAACATAAGGACAGGAACATATGGTACAAGATTATTTCAAGTATGATAAAATACAAGGCGGTGCTCCGCTTTCCATAAAGACAGACGTTAACACTAAAGCCATGCCTTTAGGTATTAGAAGCAGAGCAGAGGGCATTAAACATTTTACTAATTGGGATAATATAGCTAATTCCATAGATGCTAAAAGCACACTGCGTTTTGAAGATAGTCAACCTAATAAATTATTTTATAAAACAAACCGAACAGTAGCAAATAGCTATAACCAGCTAATAACGGATGATGGAATTAATCCCTGGACACCTAAACCTACCGCTGCTCCCGCCGGTCAAGAAACAGAGTTTACTGATGAATGGTCTGTAGAAGACATCAAGATACTAGACGACATAGCAGTAGTGTCTTATCCAGATTATACAGATATACAACGAACAGAAGTAGGTTTTAATGTGCAATTAGTGCAACCAACTTCTCGCACAGTAGTAGGAACCTATTCAGAAGAAAATACTACATTTTCTTATTATGGAGGGCTATGTTTTTATACAGATGAATTGCCTTTAATGCATGAAATTTTTGGAAAAGGAAGTGGTTATGGCACAGCATATGCTCATGCGACTACTAACAACTTAGAAACAGATGACCCAGAATCTGCATATCAAATACATTGTGATAATAAATTTTACAATTTTGAAAATACTATTTTAAGGGTTAATATATCAGACGACAGTATTACTGGCCAGCCTGGAAGAGTGCTTTACTTCTTATACGGTGGTGCTTCGCCATGTAATATGCCAGCTCAACAAGGCGGTGGAGATTTTGCTTTTGATGATTTTAGGTTTAGTAGATTATCGAATACACAGTATTCAACAATAAACGAGTTTGCCGATTATGCATATAGTTGGCATCAGTTTGAAGATGGTGATTTTGCTGGATATTTTTATCTTATCACAGAAAGTCGTGGGTCAGATTCTACAGAACGATCTCCATCTGGTAATACTCATATTCAACTGTTTGTTAATAATAATGTTTTAACTGAAGCATGGGGCAATTATACAATAAAATATACGTATTCAAGTGTTGGTGACACAACAATCACTTATGGATATGTTCCATGTGGAAACACTAGTCAAGCAACTTTTATTAAGTTTACTCCTGTGAGGAGATGCGGAAAGGTTGAGCTTTATACCAAAAAATCTGGAATTATTACTGCCGCTGTTGACAACAGGATTACTTCGCCTGGACATACGTTGGCAACTAACTATATTATCAAAATTACTTCTGCTTTGTGGGATGGCACACAGTCGAATGAAGGTGATCGGCACCCCTTAAATGGAAATAAGTTTGTAAAAGTTATTGATAGTGACACAATAGATCTTTATGACGATCAATATTTTGGCGATCCTGTTTCTACTGCAAAATTAAAATCAACAGACGGTATAGCTTGGGTTTGTGTTGGAAGCTCTAACTCTAATGAGGCACAGTCTTGGAAATATAATCAGACCCTACTTTCTCCAACGGGAAGAAATGGATATAGTAGCGGTGCAACAAATACCTTTAGTACAACAACAAGATATAATCAGGCATATTTGTCTGGAGAAAACTCGCAAATTGATATAGATAATAATTCTTTGTATCTTGATTTTTCTGTATTTAATGACTACATAAGTAGTGATGATCCTCTTTACGAAAATAATCATTGGGGCTTTTTAAGATCTTATGACGGTGCTTTATTGCAATCTAACGCTACTAGATTTGGTAATATTATAAAAGACTTTTTAGATAATACTCCTGTGAAAAACTTAGGCGTTTCTGCTTTAGATACTTTTAATAAAGGCCCGCAGGATTTTTATCCTTTTAATGCAAATAATTTTAATGACACGAATAGTCCTGTCTATAATGGCACTAGATTTGGTGCTGGTATAGACATTAAATATTCTCATGATTCTGGCACAAGTAAAGTTTATACTCTTGCTATCAGTGAGCCTGGGTCAGACGTTTCTGTAGATATGTTTGGGCTAGCTGATTCAACAGAATATTCTCAGGATGGAAGCATTCCACATTGGCTGTATACCGAAGAAACACTTGGCTTTCGCTCTATCGGTAACGTATTTAGAAAAAGACTTTTTCCTTATTATATGCCATATGGCAAGGTGCATGTGTTTAGTGTTACGGTAGATAGATATGGCCGTATTTCAAATGTTTCACATCAAAATACAGTGTTTGGAGATGGTTCTTCGTTAAACAATAATGCTGGAAACGAGGAGCATCCGTGGGCAACATTTATGGACGATTTGGTAAGGAGCTATAACTATACTGGCGTAGATAGCAATACAGGAAGAAGACAAGCTCAGTCTTGGTCTTATAATGATGCTATAGACACAACATATACTTCTGCTACTAACGGGTCAAAAGCTTCGTTTATCAAGATGGAAACCATAGCTCCATTTTTTGAGGTTCTTCCAAATAATACTAGTCTTTATTGGGATCGTGCTGGTATTGCGAATTGGTTTGGTCCTGATGAGTATGATTACTTTACTAACGAAAATTTTATACCCGGCGATAAAATTCGCTCAATATCAGTAACCAGAAACTACGCAAACATAAATGGCACTAGTATTTTGTCTAGTAGATTTGGCGACAATACTGGCACCGCATGTATAGATAGGTTCAATGATTCAGAAACCCTTACTGGCTCACAATTTTATGTAATGCCGTGGGTAGATAGTTTTGGTAAAAGTATTGCCATTAGCAATACTAATACTAGCGGAGAAATTTCTATTTTTGGATCTGCTAGTGTGAGATCTAATATTGATTACAGGACAGTTTCTAGAGATAGAAGCGGTATTTCTGGTACTTATGGTGACGTTGCTATGCGTCCAGTATATGCTGATAATGCTGGAGTAGATGTGGATGAGGACGACCATATTAGTCAAGTTGGTCAAATTTCTTGCGTGGTTGTAGATAAAGACTCTTCTTACAATGCAGTTCAGATTGTAGAAATTAATGATGGTGGATCTGTTGATTCTAGTACTACGCCAGTTGATGCTGGGGAGGTTATTACTAGAATAAATTCTGAGTCTAATCCATTAACCATAAAACTTTTAAGAACAGCCACCTCTCTAGGCATTAATGACAAAGACACAACTGTTCGTGGCTTTAGACAATCTGCTCCTTCATTAGTCTTTGAGGATAATCATCTGATATGGGCTGATAATATTCTTGCATCAAGAAAAACATATCTTAATATGTTTGATGTAGACTATAGCAATAATTCTTTTACTAGATCTTCTAGAATAGATAATAATTTTGAGGATCAGATAACTACTGCTGTAGCTGGTAATGGTTTTGGTAATTATCTAAGTTACAATAATGGGATCTTATTGACAAACGCTTTAACATCTACTAATGATGCAAATCAGAATATTAGTTCCTATGTAAATATTGATAAATACGATGCGTTGTTTGTGATTCGTGCTGATGACAACGGTTTATTTAATTTACAAAAATTAACACCGACATTTTCATCGCTGAATGAAAGATACACTTCTAAGCTATTGATAGATTATAGTGATCAATTATTAGAGATAAACAATACTACATATGATAATAATAGATATCGTTCTCACACTTGGAATATGAGACTTGCTGGCAAATACGATGTGGCTTCAGGAAAAATTATTCTTAAAGACCCTATAGAATATGTTCTTTTTGGCAAAGACAATTCTTATAAAGACACAACAATTCAGCCTGTTTCTTACCCTAAGACTATTAATCCATATTTTGGATATACGGAAATATTTCAAGACGATACAGTATATTATGACTATAATTTAAGCACAAACAATGTTCGTGCAAGAGATGCCGCTTTATGGTCTGTTGATGGTTTAAACGACTTGACTAATACATATAACATAACAAGAACTCCTGTCTTCTTTTTAAGTTTACCAAATCAGTCCGTAGATTCGTATGGCAATCTTACTATTTCATTTACCAAAGAATCTATTGGTAGAACTTTGGCTTCTTATTGGAATTTAGATTCTTTTGCATACACTAATATTCAAGATAATACCGCTTCATTAGTGCCAAAGTTAATATTTTATAAAAAAGACCCGAGAACTATGATAGTTCCCAATGGGCCGTGCTGGACTGATACTAATACTTCTGGTGCGGCTTCTTACACAGATGGTATGTATGATTATACTTGGTCTACGTTTAGTACCGCCGATGCACAGAAAATGCAGTCTGTAGCAACGCCCCCTCTTTTTAGAGGTGGGGCAAACGACTTGTTTCATTACTATAGCCACCCGCGAACAGTACCAGCATTATTAGACTCAGAGGTAAATGCAACTTATGATTATGCATATGCTAGAACTTATTTTAATGGTGAAAAAAATCTTGGCGAATTTTTTGACCTAACATACAATCAGCTAGGAAACACAAACAAGGGTGTAATTACATGGTTCGCAAATGATGTTAGAGACTATTATTCTAGAGTAAATGGCATTTCTACTGAGATAGCTGACCAGTATGGTCAAATATTTCCAAACTATACTAATAATGGTAATGTTTATTCTTTTACTGTTCCTTTTTCTGTTTGGAGTAAATATGTTGTTGATAATAATCTAATAAAATCTGCTTCTGATAATCGCCCTATATTTAATGACTCTACAAGAATCAAACATGGAAACAACGGTAATTCCATAGAGCCAAGTAACGGCACATGGGACTATACATATGATGATGTAAATAGGTCTTCTTATTTCGCGTCCCATATAAACTCTAATATAAGCTTGATACTTGGTTTTGTTTTTACTCGCAATAATGATATTACGCCAGAAGGCATAGAAAGCCTCGATACATCAAATACATCTTATGTTATGAGGCAAATGTTTGATGTTACAAGAGGTAGATTAAGATGGGATAATAGGTATTCTTATACTAGTCTGTTTGGTAAAACCGTAGTGCCCGATAGCTCTAAAAATTTTAGTGATAGAAGCGAAGTAAATAATATTGATTTTGATACAACCATGCTTAATATGTCATTTAAATTAAGAGTGACAACATCATCCAAAAAGAGATATAATGCAAAGTTTCACAAGATTGCTTATTATGAATATAATCAAGAAGCGTACAGCGACACACAGAGGCATCTTTTAGAAACCAACACCTCTGACTTAGAGAGATACGCTTTTGGCAAATATTCATTTACTCCATTGCCTGTTGGTGCGACAAGAAATACAAACGTGAATAACAATAGTGTACAATCTGTCTCAAAAAACCCTATTATTAGACTTGGTAAATCTAATGATAGCACTGAGATATCATCTGGCAATAGTGGGACATTTTCAAAATCTATTCAGGTATTAACCTCAGATAGTGTAGGTGGTACTAATTCTATTGATACGTCTTTTTATGCATATAACGACGCTATACATAACAGTCTTTTGCCTTCTGGGTATTCTTTAGAAACAGCTTATTTTTCTAATAGGGCCATGCTTGGGGGCTTTGATATCGAAGAACCAGAAGCTTTATCTTTGCATATTTCTGCTATTGAGCCAGCGAAAGAATTTATTCCACTATACATTAAGTTTCAGCAGGCATCTGGAGAGTTGCCGCTTGCTATGCCAGTGTATGGCGTTGAGACAAATGATACATCTCTTGTGGTAAAGGCTGATAATAAAGTGGCTCAAGTTGCAGATCTTTCCGTAGCAGGGGTTGTTGGACTTAATGGTAATACAACTTTATATGTAAGAAATGATTTCATTACTCCAGACACTAAAAATATGCCTCTTAATCTATATGGAACTATTAATCCAGAGACAAGAGCTGGAGCTTATCTACATATTGGCAAAGAGGTTTTCAATAATAATAGTGCTCCATTATATATTCAAAGTGTCTATGTTACTCCAGGTTATACATTAGATAGCTCTATTTCTACTTTAGCTATTTCAGGTCTTCCTCCAAATGGTGCTAAAAGAATTGGCACAGGTGGAAATCTTCATATTACTGGACCAGACAGATATGTAATCAATAGCGGGGTTTCGTTGTTTATAACAACCCCAATTCCGCCGATTGGTACTGGCGGTGGATATCTTGGTTCCGGTCTTACAACGCTTTTTATTGATTCTAATAATGATGCAGGATATGGAATTCCAAGCGAAAAAAATATTAGCACATTTATTGAAGGCGTGGTTGGAGTAACTGGAGCTATGCCTTTATATATTGAAAGAGCTTTTGCAAATGGCATCTCTTTAGCTATCAAGAATCAAAATCCTACTGGCGTTATGCCGATTGCTATTAGTGGGGCTTTTATTGCTTCTGGAGACATGTCGTTAACGATTACACCTCCAACAGCAAAAGATATATCTTTGTTTACTAGAGGATACATAGAATAATGGCTATTACTTTTACATCATATGATACAGGAATTAGGTTTTTGATTGGTGGTCAAAGCGTGACCACTGGTACTGATGATGGCAATATTGGTACAATGCCTACATTTTCTATCACTAGGAATGAAACACTATTAGCAGACGGAACATATGTTGGTAGCGTGTTCGATATTAACATTACCGGAACAGCTAGAACAGTTGGCAATCTAGATATTTCCACTAAAGGTGCTAGTCAAACAGCTATTCAAGAGTTAGCTCTTAAAGATTTGCAATTCAATAAGGCTGCTCAAATGTTTGGCAACGGCAAGCTAGAGATTTCTCCATATGGAGGTATGCCAAACACAATATCATTTGATGATGCTAGAATTATAAATATTGAAATACCAGAACAAGACGAAAATAGTTCTGGGACTCAATATCTCCAATATACTTTTAATTTTCAGGCTACGGTAGATAGTAGTGTTACAAATAATAGCAATTGGGGACTAAATGTTGTTGACCCAACATATAAACTAAAAACAGCTTCAGAAAACTGGGACTTAGCTGAGTCTCAAGAATTTTCTTATGCTAATGGTGTTATTTCAAACGAAGACAACAAATATAAGACATACACCCTTACTCATACTATATCGGCACAAGGCATTAGAAAATATAGCGGAACACAGCTAGATCCTGATAATGGCCATGCATGGAGACAGGCTGCTGGATGGGTTAAGTCTAGATTAGATGTTTCTAGCGACCCAAGCACAACAATTAATGAAGACTTGATGGGGAACGATAGTGCGGAAATTAAAGCTAAATTCAATGCTTTTTACATGAACAAGAGTGGCGTTACCGCGATTAAAAATCTTAGCAGCGACGGATATGTTGCTAAAAACAAAACACGAACAATTAATAGTGATATCTCTAATGGTAGTTATTCTATAACCGACGCATGGCTTGTCACCCAAGGAAATATTAATGCGACACATACTATTGAGGTTTCGATTGATAACTCAATTTCAGACGAAAAGATTACTATCACAGCTAATGGAACAGTTAATGGCTTATCTACAGTAGATGTTGACGATCAAAATACCGACAAATACACCAATGCATTAACAGAATATAATAAGTTTTTTACTAGTGCTAGCTCATTAAATCAGACACAGATGGGTCTTGTTGCTTCTCAGTCATATTCTAAGTTTAGTGCCGTTGGTCAAAAGACAGGACAGCCTTTAACAGCTCAATCCATATCAGAAAGCCACGATAAAGTTAATGGCACAATTAGTTGGAACGTATCATTTTCAGATCAATACATTGGATATGAAGGTGCATCGTCTCAGAAAATTACTTATTCTTATACTAATGATCATTATTTAAGGAATCTTACTCAAAAACCTTCTGTAATTGAAGTAATAAGCAATGGACCTTTGATATATACTCCTGGCACTACAGATGAAAAAACTATGACCGTGAGTGTAGATTTAACTATGACAAGAGACTATCGAAATGCAGTACCAAATGGTATATCTTTGGTTGATACTTCTACTGTTGTAAGTCAGTACTTTGGACCGATAGAAACAAACAGATCAGAAAGTTGGAACCCGACTACTGGTGTGTATAATCTATCAGTGACATATACATACGCTTAAAGGATTTAGGACATGGCAATAACATTTACTTCTCATAACCCCGATGCCGCTGGAGAGCTAGTAATTGGCGGCGTAGATTCTTCTGGTCAATTAGGGGGATATGGTCCATTTCCAACATATTCTATCTCTAGAGAAGAGATATATTCTGGAGATGACACGTATCTAAATACTAGATATACAATTAGTATAAATGGTTCTGCAACAATAAAACCAGCAGATAGTGCGAACGCGATGATCAAAGGACAAAGGCAGTCTCGTGTTCAAGGTGAAGCAATTATTAAATTACAGTTTAATAGAGACACATTTCCTATGGTTGGCAATGGAACCTTATCTATAGAGTCTTATGATGGCGGCTCTAATATTGAGTTTAAAGATGCTAGATTAACATCTGTATCTACTCCTAATGGAGAGTTAACGTCAAGCGTAAACTATCAGCAATATTCATTTACGTTTGAGGCTTATAATATTAATGATCATGGTTTGCCAACTTATATTTTAGACTCTGTAGAAGAATCTTGGAATTTGTCTGTAAATGACGGCCAATTTGCTTTTAGTAACAGCGATATTAAACAATTGCCTTTAAAAACTTTTACATTAACGCACACATTATCTGCCACAGGTAAACAAAAACCAGGGTCTACTGAAGCAGAAGCATGGAGACAGGCGGCTCAATGGGTTCAATCTAGGCTAGTGAATTATCCTACGACAAACGCTGTTACAAGTCACGTAAATAACGCAGCAGACGGTCCTGAATTTGTTCCTTTTTATATGAATTCTGAATCTAATAAGGACGATCTAAAATTAAATGCTGAAACTAAAAATGGAATAGTATGGCGTACTTATAATCCCAATAGGACACCTAGCATCAGTATTTCTGATGGAACATACTCTGTTACTGATACATGGGTTGTTGCCCCAATAAACTCAAAAGCTTTACATACTTTAAACGCAGAAGTGAATGCAGATTTTAACGCTACTTCGACTGTTGTTTCAGTCAATGGCCAGATCCAAGGTCTTAATAGTTACTTATTAAACAGCGGAAATGACAATAAAAATAACGCCTATGAAAATGCTTTGGCGGAATATAATATTATGAAGGATTACATATATCCTGCCGCTTTAAATACTTTTAATAATCTTCAAGATTTAGTTGACGACAAGACATATCCTTTGCGACCAAACCCTATTTCTAGGAGCGTGGGCGATAATAAGACTGCCGGATTGATAACATGGAGTGAGACTTATAATAATGATCAAATTATTGGGAATTCAGATTGTATTATGTCGCAGCAGATTTCTTTGAATTATTCTAACAGACAACAAAACGTTGCAAAAATAGCAATTATTCCCGTTATAGGCAAATCAGATGGACCCATATTTCAAACATTTAATACAAAAGTAATCAGGAATTTATCTTTGACAATAGATGTTGTTGTAAAGCCAGGAAATTGTAGAAATCTATCTAGCGTGTCTCAAATTGTAGATTCTATAGCGGCAATTTATAAGCCAGAAAATTCATATGTCTCTAGTAGAAGTTCTAATTATGATCCAGCGGCGGGTTCATACAGTCTTTCATTGGAGTGGCAATATAAATGAGTGTAACATTTTTCAACGCATATATTCAGAACATAAGTGTGAGCCTGTCGTGGGGAAGCGGTGCCTCATGTCAATTGTCTTTAGTTGAAGATCCAGACAACGGATACGAACTAAATGCTCCTCCTATTGGTTCTCCTGTTGGTTTAAATATTGGTCAATTTTATTTTGGTGGTATTTACCAGCGTGGATCATACAAAGAATCTGTAAGCGGTAGAACCTTTGAGGTTGTGATTGAGGCACCGAATAAATATTTGGATGGCATACAAATTATATTGTCAGATTTTAACGGACAACTTTATAACGATGCAACAAAATACAGCCCAGGAACAGGTCCAACTTTTCTAGGTTCGACATTGGTAAACGTATGGAATCCGTTCGCTCATAGAGAAAACTATAAATATGGCGGCATTTATGGTGGATCAAACATTAATAGTAATGGATTTCCTGTTCTTGATGCACTTCAATTAATTGAATTAATTTCTCGTGGAGAATCTATCTTTGGTGGCCCTGCTACATTTGGAGGATTTTTATACTATGTTAATTTAGGTTCTTTAATTGGTGCTTTGAGCGGTTCAAATTATAGACTACAAGGGCCAGTGCAAAATTTAACTTCTATCATTGATGAGTGTGCTGAATTAGCTGGATTAGAATATTATTCTGAGGTTCAAGGTGATGGTCTTGATAGTCAAAATGTTATAATTAACCCTTATTTAAATATAAGAACTATATCTCGTGGATATCAACCAAATCCTGGTGCTGTCACAGAATTAATTAACAACGCAGACAGTCAGGGAAATTTAATATCTAGGAACGTAGGTCATGAATGGTCTGTTCCTACTACTCAAAAACTAGTTCTTGGCGGTAAAGGCAGCCGACTGCTGATTCAGGGCATCGAGACTACTGTCCCTGTTTGGGGTAAACAGCAAAACAATATGTTCGTATATTCTTCTGATCCAACTTTAAATGTATATCAAACGCCTGGATATACGGTTCCTGTGTATTTAGATAAGTTTGATGCTTCTCAGATATATTTTGCTTCAATTTTTGAGTTAAGAATGGCAAGTGGGAGCAGAGAAACATGGGAAAGCTGGAAGACTTTTGAAACTTTATTTGGCGTAGAAAGAAATGGCTACAATAATTTTGCTTCTGCTCCGTGGTATGGTAAAATAAAAATATCAACAGAGTATTTAGCCAAGATACTAAATCAGCCTACATTTCAATCTGTTTCTGCTGATTGGGAGCAGACCGGATGGGATTACATAACAAAAAGAATTAGCGGTGCTTTAAATGAACAATCCGACAAAATATGGTCAGCGGTTAGTGAAGTAGCAAATAACTTTTATGGTCAATCCTTTTTAATGCAAATTAAGACATATGAACCTGGAGGCATTTCTAATAATTTAAAATGGATACAAGATGATGTTCAAGTTGAACATGCTTGGGAGATAGCTGATTCTGCCTGGGTAGAAACCCCATTATTTGCAGATTTAAATTTTTATGACGGAGAAGGAAGAACTAAGGGTGGATGTGCATGGCCCTCTAATCCTAATATGGATTTCAGTTCCCTTGGTAGTGATTGGGCATTTACTCTTGATGGGGGAATTGCTACTTTCAAAGGAGGGCCAGAAAAAGACATTTATTGGATAGATAATCTACCATATGTTATTGTTAACAGTGGTGGACAAGTAAAATATTATGATGCATTGACAACTCCCGATTTTGGTTTGAGTGTCATGTTTTGGATGTTTACTGGAATATGGTTAAATCCAGCGGTATATTTAAGTGGGGCGGCTGGTCAAAATGTTCAAATTGCCATTCCTCCAGCAGTAGTTCCTCCAACAAGCTTTGGTGTTCCGCAAGAAAGTAATAGATATGTTTGGGGTCCGTGGTACGCATGGCGTGGTGGAAACCCTGGTAAAACAGATGTTGTGTTTGATGAGAGCTTGAGGCCAGAAGTTTTTGGTTCTTCTGCCCTTTTAGATCAAGCCGCTTTTTCTAAGGCCGCTACTGGTTTAGCACAGGCGTCAATAAATGAAACCGGCAGTGTAGAATTGGCAGGATTACCTGACTATAATCTAGCAAATCAATTTGGTGGTGGCGGCCCATATATTAATGGAATGAATATTAGTATTGGTGTTGGTGGAATTACGACAACCTACCAATTTCAAAATTGGACGCCCAAATTTGGTCAGTTGTCTCAAACAAACATAGAAAGAATCAAGCAAGTTAGAAAAGGTATGTTAGCATTTGCACAAAATAAACGCTCTCAAATAGTAAGAAAGCCTTTACCGCAAATTCAACAAAGGTCTAGATTTGATGAGCTAACTGAAAAATATTCAAGAATTAGCACAACTATGGTTAGCGTTGGGTTTGGTGCTTCTATAGACGCCAATCTTTTACAGGGGCAGACTCCTGGTAATTTACCTTCTAGAACTAATCAGCCACCGCCACAGTAAGGACTAAAATATGGCTAATAAAAGAGTAGAATCTGGTATGGGAAAAGCTGATGATATTACAGCGTCAGCTTATAGAAATTTTAATAATTCTTCTACATGTTCTTTTGAGCAAATTTTTACACCAATATTTACAGAAAAAAACAAAAGTTCCTCAACTCCAACTCCAGGGTTTCGCATACCGTCTATTGAAAGTGCTGCAAACAATCCTCCTGCTGGAGGTGCAGACGCTTGGCCTTATGGAAATAACAATGCAGGAAATTGTGGCCCTACCGTTCAAGAATTAGACCCATATTTTCCTAATATTTTTGGGCAGCCTAATACAGGTTATTTAATTGAAAACTGTGACTATGTAAATGTATTTGCTCAACCTGGAGAAGATTTTAATTTACAAAAGAATAATAAAAGGAATGAAATAGAAAATGTACGTACTGTTGGTTTTAGGTCGCCAATGATGTTATCTGGGTGGGGTTTTGATATGGCAAAGTTGCCAGTTCCTTATACATCTTCAGACCCTAATAATTTTGATCCAGAGCTTGTAAGAGATAGAACACTATGGAAAAGCGGACCTCTTCATGTGCCGTGGGATGAAGAAAGACAAGTATGGAATGCCGCCGGTCCTGATATAATCGTTGGAATTCTACCAGAAGGAGAAGGTATTACAGCACCATCAACACCAACAGAATTTACAGCTTTTAATATTAAGTGTTTCTTTTTTGACAGAGAAAATATTATAGTTAGAAGCGGACACGCATCAGGTATGCAGATATCCAGCAATAGATGGCTACAAGTTATAAATAGAGATCCCAGCTTATCTGTTTCAGAGTCTCACACAGAAGACATACTAGTAATAGCAATAAGAGTTAATTATGAGTTTTTACCAATATATGTTGGTTGTCCAGATTAAGGATTTATGACATGGGAAGAAAATGTTTATGTTGTGGTTTAAGTAATTGTGAGGGAAAGACATATACCTTGTGGAAAGGAAGATTAGATTCTGTTTGTAATGAAGGTTCATCTGGAGGGCAGGGTCTTCAAGAAGATATCTATCTATATCCAGAGCGAGAAGGCTACATATGTTTGGCATATGATGCTTTTAGTGTACCAGATAGATTCATGGTGTATGTTGGGGGACAGCAAGTTGTTGATACTGGTTTTGTAGGTGCCCCTAATTTTGGATTGGATGTAACTGGTCCAGGTGCGGGCAGTGTAAGTTTTTTCAAACCACAAGGAGTCACTGAAGTAAAGGTTATTGTTGAAGCCCCATTAACAGGTACAGGATGGACATATACTTTATCTTGTTTAGAAATTATTGAAACAGGGACAGGATCAACAGATATAACTTTTTTTGCTGGCACTAGAAAAGGATGCATAGACATCCTTCCATGTCTTTCTGTGAATAGCAACACATGCAGCGGGGCTAATGAATTGCTGCCACTTCAGTTTATTTTTCGTGATTGCGATAATTTAGATAAACAACCTTTTGCGACTGTAAATTGGACAATTGACCCTAATTACATCTATCATACAACATGTAATAAATTCGATGGCGATGTTAATAATCCAAAAAATTATTTTACAATATATAAACCAACTAATATATCAAAGGTATGCGTAACTGTCACATATCCAAAAGGTGCATATGACATAGAGACAAGTATTGATTGCCCTAGAACATGTACAGATGACGATCCACCACCTCCTCCAGATGATGATGATGATAGCCGCGACCCTAACCAGCCTCCTGACGGTGGTCCTGGCATACCTTGGAATCCAGATGATCCTGGTCAAGGTGGAAACGTTGATAATGGCGGCGGTTTTGTTCCACCAGGAGGACGAAACGGTGGGTGGCCACCAAGAAATAATGGAGATTTTCGCCGTGGCTGGTGGGGAAATAACGGCACATGTTTTGTTAATGATTACAATAATAGCGATGAGCCTTTGTCTTATTTAGCTTCAATTAGAACAGATACTTTTTTTACAAAAGAGCCACAGTGGATATTATTTGATCTAAACCGTGTTGCGGTAATTAATGACGCAGAAGCAAGATTTATAATAAAAATTTGTTTCAATCCAAACGCCGAAAAGAAGCCTATATCACGAAACATAGTTATTGAGGGTTTTGATCAAAATATGCAGAATCCACAAGAATTAGCGAGAAGAGACATCACTAACTCTAATCAAGTAGAAATATGTGAATGTACAACTTTCACTAAGCCAGAAGGCATAGTTAATATTTTTGTGTGGATATGGGAAGAGAATCCAGACGAAATTTCAGAACCCTTGGATATTTTGATTAGTAGAGAATTAGAGCCAGATACACTCTGGCAACAGCCATATCATGAAGTAGTATGGCACAACAAAGGAACGCAGGCCGGTGTAGTTAATTTTTATGCCTCTGTACATGCAGTGCCAGATGCTTTTTGCGAATGTCGAGGCGATTTTGATAATAATCCAATTACTTCAGAAGACAGTGCTGCTAGGGCTAGGTTTATAGTAGAAGATGTTAATAATGGCAATGTGTATTTAGATTTTGAATTATCTTCAGATACAGATGATCCAAATTTTCCTGCTAGCTGCTCTGATCTTAACTCTAATAATAGCTTTAATGAAACACTAACAGAATTTTTTAAAGAATTTGACGTTAGGTCTATTAAGGTAACAGTTAAATACACAAGAAATACTATATTCAGATATGTGTTGGGGTGCCCTAGAGATATGTGCTTGCAGCATTGTCCAGATTATCAAGGATTGCCGAACTCAATAAAGGTTACTATAGAAGGTAGTGATTATAACATGGTTCTTGGTCCATTGGGTCAGCAATTAACTGCAACTTTCTTTCGGGTTGGAGGACCGCCGCTTATACTATGGACAGAAGTAGGTAGACCCACTGATCCATTTACGGATCAAAGAGTATTGGGTAAGATACAATATTATGCGACAGTATATTTTCCTGGTGGCTCTTGGAATGGGGAGCATGTACTTACTTTGAATGATTCAAAAACAGCATATGAAAGTAATTTAGCTGGTCTTCCTTTTTGTGATGCTACCGATATAGTGAATGGAGAGTCCAAAGGATCTAAAATGTCTTTAAAGCTTGCTAATGGTTTTAGCTGTGGCCTGTTTCTTGAAAACATAAAAGTGTTTTATAGATGGGGCAAAACAAATAATGATATGCAGTGCGAAGTTGACATTAACCCCTGTGCTGGATATGTTTTAGCTCACTCTAGTTATGGTGACTCTTGGGCAATATCTTGTGACCAATTGTATAAAGGTCAAGAGGTTAATGTTTCATGGAATCTATTAGGTGCTAATAGGCAGAGTATCTTAGATAATAATGCTTTTGTGAATGCTCTTGGCAGAGGTCATAGAGCGTTTGATCCTCCTTTATTTCTTTATGATGGAAGGACTGACAATTCTTATCCATGCTTGGAAAATAATGTAACGAGTGCAACATGCGGCGTGGGTCCAAGTCAATATCAGCCTCGTTATGGATGGGAGTGGCCCTACGCATATCGGTGGCATTATGGTTGCATGAGAGGATGTGATAACCTATTCAATGACACATACGATAGATTTAGAACTGTGTGTTCAGGATTTAAAGAAGATTTTGATGTTGACAACTGGATTAACAGATGTCATTTAGGCAACGATGGTTGGGATTATAATGATCCAAAAACTGTGCCTTGGGATTGCTTGAAGCCGGCTCCATGGTTTCCTTGGTGGAACGAAGAAACAATGGGAGAGAAAGATCTATCAAATCTAGAAGGAACAAGGCGATATTTATCAAATTATGTATACGAGGAAGGTAATCCATATTTGGTTATTAAGAAAGTTGAGGTTATAAATTAAATGAATCATGTATTTTTAGGAAATGTTGGTTTTTCTAAAGACCAACTTCATGATGCAAAAATGGCTATAAATTGTGATATTGACTGCGATACAATGCGGTGTAAAATATGCAACGAGAGTATTGGTGGCTGCGATTGGAATAGAAACTGTAAAGTTAAAATGGCAAATTTGCCTAAAACGAATACCGAATCAACAAACAAGCAAAACAAAGTCAATGGCGGGCCTGGAACAGAATTAAAAAAACTTTTATCAAAAATAGGAATAAACTCAGAAGCTGGATGTGGATGTAATGATAGAGCTAAACATATAGACTTTATGGAAAACAAAGATCCAGGCTGGACAGAAAAAAATATAGAAAGCATAGTTGATTGGATGCAATCAGAGGCAAAGAATAGAAAGCTGCCATTTTTAAGAATTGGAGCTAAAACACTAGTTAAGATAGCGATAAGAAACGCTAAAAAACAATGATTTTTGTGTATAAACACATGACCCCACATTTTACAGGAGATTAACATGGCTGAAATTAGTTTTCAATTATTGGGTGCAACAACAATGGCACCTTCATTAACAACGCTATCTGGTTCTGGATTGGCGTTTTATGGTGCTAGTGCTGGATCTTCAGTGCAGATTGGCTCTTATCAAGAAAACACATACGTAGCTAATTCAGATGGAAGTATCTATAAAGATGCTACCACCAATATTAAATATGTTGCTTCAACTTACCCAAGTGGTAGATGTGTGGTTTCAGAGCAAGGTAATGATGATCTTGAAGTTGGGCTTTCTGGTGTTAAGTCTTATCAGTCTACTCTTGGTATTCAGTTTGGACATTCTACTCAAGTACAGGCACAGAATGTTCAGTTAAGAATTTATGACAGAAATAATATTAATTATCCTGCAAGTGGTGTGTTAACTAAAGTAGCTGAAATTATCAATCATAACGGTGTTAGTTATGGTTCGCAAGGTCCAGCTGGTCAATCTTCTGATGTCGTAGGAAGTGGTGACTTTTTCTGGTGGGGTGAGCCTTGGCCAGCTCAGTATGTCACTAAGAATTATTATACTAATAGCTCTGGTGAGGTATTTATTAATGGTTTAGATAGTGCGTCGAGAACAAATGGCGATTCAAGACTTGATGCTGCTGGCATTGCTGGATCATATGCTACAGTAGGTGGAACTGGAATTGTTGTTCCTCTAGTAAATTCTCCTGGTAGTGGACAGAAACAGCTTCAGCCTTCAGAAATTGCTGACAATAGCAATTCTATTCCAGGTATGATGTGGCCTAAATGGACTCAGTATGTGAACTCCGCTGATCAAGCAGCACTTATGGGTTCAGTAAATAATTTTGGAGATGGTTCAGACACTAATATTGGTAGAACTTATGGAGGAACTGGTGTTGATACTCATCACACATGGGCTGTTGCACTATCATCTTCACCGCTTTCTATAGGCAGTAAAGAACAATTCGGACTCTATGTTTCATTAGAGTACCTCTGAGCTTAAAAACACTCCATAGTGTGCTTTTAAAGCCCTTTGTTATGATAATATAGCAGAGGGCTTTTTTATTTGGCTAACATGGAGATATATTATGAAATCAGAATTAGATGTGGGTGATGTTGTTAAAGATTGGAAGATTGTTGATACTTACTTTAAATGGAGCGGACAGCAAAACGTAAGCTTCGCTAAAATTGTTAGCCTAGACGGAAAACAGCATTAACAAAACCACCAGAAAGAAAACACAGAATAAGTGTTGAGAAGTGGCTCAAAAGCAACCATCCAGATATCTACGAAGAGTATCTAAAACAGTAATTAAAAGAAAACCCCGTGATAAAACACGGGGTTTTTTATTAAACTACTCTATGGTTTTGGTTTTTGGGTTCCATTTAACCCATCCACCGTCTGGTAGCCAGTTTCCTTCAGCATCCTTACGTCTTGGAAACAATCCACCGCCCTTCTTATTTACGCCAAACCCAAGTCTAGCACCACAATCCAGACAGCGAAGCTCATAATATTCGTTTCCATCGTTTTCACGAACAACATAACGTAAATTATGAGATCCACACTTCCCGCAAGCTTCTACGCCGAAGACTTCTTCAAATGAAGCAATCTCCTTAAATAAATCTTTTTGTGTTTCTCCTTCAATCTCTACAGATAGACTGCCGACTTTTTTTACGACTTTCATTCAGACCTCCAGTTGGTTTTATAGCCCATGATTCCATCTGGAATAGGCTTTTTCTTATTCTGATAGCTATTCAATACTCCTAGCATTTTAGATGCTGTTTCTTTAGTTACATCATCTATACTCGCATAGAAATCAGTACCAGAGTTAATAAACTCCATAACATCAATATCTAGCTGTTTACATTTAGTGTCAATAAAATTAGCTTGTGCTGGAGTAATAGAAACATCGCCCCGCCACTCACTGTCAACTTCTTTACCATGTTTAGCAACACTTTCTTTGACAATAGATTCAATATCCTTCTTTCTTGTCAGTTCTTCTGCTGCTAGACAACGAATCTTGAGAGCTTTACGAAGAGCACGACCTTCTGCTCTTGTGCTTGCTGTTGCAACAGGATGAGCACAGAATAAATCATCTGTATTACCATGCCACACATCTGCAACCTCTGAATATGTTCTTAGTTTGCCTGTTCCTTGCCAGTCAATAACTACCTCAAACACTACCGTGGCACGACCAGGACCATCCACGCATGTCGCTGGAAACACATGTGAAGGACGACTCACAATAATGTCACCAAGGACTTCTTCGGCAACACGACGTAGACCAGCACAAGTTGGATTGCCGTCAAATAGTTCTCCTGGCTCAAATTTATTCATTACCCAATCATTCCATTCCTGAGAACCATAAATAGGAGACATTTCACGAACTTCATCTTTAGTACCAACTTCAATTTCGTTATCTTCCATGTCAAAAAACTTTTCAGCCATAGGTTTAATTCTCCAAAGATACTTCAATTTCAACAAGACGGTTTTGCTTACTCTTATGAGTTGATATGTTATCAATCATTGGCTTGATTTTTGCCCACATCTTTTCTCCTACGGCACGGGTCATTTTATTGCAGAGGTATTTTATTCTAATTACAGAATATCCTTTAGATATAAGTAGACCATTTTTCTTTGCGTCATATTCTATTACTTTTTTCAAGCGTTCTTCGCCCCATACAGGCTCAAAATGATGTCGTCCATCAATTTCAATGACTATTTTTAATGCGGGAAGAAATATATCTATTTCATAGTCTCCTGGTATTAGGTCTTTTTTATGTAAAAGCACATCATAATTTTCTTCTAGTAATCTTCTGCGTAGAAATTTTTCTGCCTTAGATCCCTCAACTCCAGCAAGACGTATGCCGCGAGCAGCAGCACTTTTGAGTTCTTGTTTTTCAAGTTCTGACTTGCTTTCCCATCTTTCTTTTGCACTTTGTGATATTGCTTCTTTTTGTTTTTTTGATAGCTTGCTCCATCTATCAGATATGCCAAGAGATATATTTTTCTTTTCTTGTTCAGTTCTTTTTTTGCCAGCGGTAGGATGTGACGCTGTTCCCTGTTCTAGTGCGAGTTTTTGCGTTTCACTCCTGTTTCGTAGTTGATGCCCGTTTTTTGCAACAATTCTTGAAATCTTTTTTGGATATGTGCCAACTTCCTTGGCTATATCGTTAGCACTTCTATTTTTGTTTACATATTGATCTATTACGTATGCCTCATTTATTTTCGACACTTTTTATTACTCCCATTAATGTTTCTAAGTCCCAATTATCTATGATTGCTATAGGTTTTTTATTACAAAAATTGTCGATCATTTGAGCGTGTGATTCGCTTCTAGCTATAATATTTAATCTATCGTCTCTTAATATATCACAATATTTAGTAAAATTATTAGGATTTCTCAGCCACTCTAAGTCCCATAGATAAAGAAATTTACGAGAAGCATTATTTGCTTTTAGGGTTATTTCTGCTTCTGCAATTGTTGTGGCGATAGTATTGTGATGATACCCAGAAAGAAATGCTATTGACCTACAAGAAAACATCGTTGGCACAATAGGGATTGCGGACCTTTGGAAAAAAATAGAAGCACATATGTTAGTAGCTGATAATGCCTTGTTAAACTCTTTGATTAAATAAAACGATTTTTGTGATGGTCCCAGGTTGTTAATGACTGCCGCTATATTCATTTGTATCCTCTTTTCTTAGCTAGAACCCAGCATTGACAACAGTTTTTAGGCTCATTTGTTACCCGTCCCTCGCTATCCTTTAATGCGTTATAATCAGGCCAGGATTGAGTTCTAAACATTTGTTCTATATACTTGTTATTGCCCCATTGCCCGAGATTGACAACATCAAAATCTGCCCTATGAAATAAAACAGCAAGTCCCATTGGGGTGAATCCACCAAAATGCACTGGAGTCATATGTGGAATATTAATTGTTGGAACGCTCGTAAATACGTATCCGTCAGCCTTGACGTTCTTAGAGATATTAGCCACAGCCAAAGATGGATCATATAGATGCTCAAGAGTCTGGCTGAATATAAAGAAGTCAAATGGTTCATCCAGTATTGGTATTTCATGTAGATCATACGACGGGTATGGGATAAACGTATGCTTACTATATTTAGTAGCAATGAATTCTAATTCTGGGTCTTCTTGGCATGTAAACCCTAAATGCTCACCAGACATATCTTTGGTCCACTCAATAAAGTCAAGAATACACCATGTCCTTGGAAAATCGTGGCCGTCCCATTGACGATTTTTATTCCATCCACCAGTTTCTTTTTGCCCTGGAAATGGTGGCAGCTTTTCCCATTTAGTAAAGTATTCTGGTCTTGGGGCTGTTTGATTATAAAGATCGTAAATTTCTTTCTCTGTCATTGGATGGAACTCCTAAATTCTGTTCCGCTTAACTGTCCGCAAAGCTTTGGGTAACAATGCCATACGCTCATATCGAGCTTCTCAAAAAAATAATTCAACTGCCAATCCAGCGGAAGGCAGAATCCCATCATGTCATATAACTTAGATAGCTTTTCCGCTGTTGGCCTAGAATATACTATTGATGATGTCGTGTTTGTAGATGGATGACCAGCTCGAAAATAATTTCTATATATTTCTTTTACGTTAAAGAAATCTATATTGAGCGGTCCACCAAGAAATAAAACATCAAAATCTGGTGCTTCATCAATGATTTGCTGCATACTTATGTTATAGTGAAAGTTTACATCGTCTTCTAATATTAAAGCATGATCTGATTCAGAAGATAGAAATAAATCTATTGCTTGGAAGTGTTTAAGTATCAATGATATTTCTGAGTTTTTTAGTGTTGTTTGTTCAATCCTGTCTATCCCGAGCTTTCTGACGCTAGGCTCTACTGCCACATGAAAATAATCGGATTCTGTTATGTAGTTTGTTGTATCTTCATCAGTTAGTGAGTCTCCGTCAAAATCTGTTATAAACTTAGCGTCATTAATACCAAGCTTATTAAGCTCCATTTCTATATGTGGCTTACGTTCTGTTAATTTAGTATAATGTGGAATATATGTATCAAACATCAGTCCTCCATCTTTGATTTGATATAATTTGCCAATCCGCGAGGCGAGCAGTATTTATTATGCCAAGTATATGCTTTTTCAGAAGCGTTATGCATGTTAACATTGGACATAGTGTTATCAATTACTTTCTCTACGTCTGACCAATTAGAAATCTTGACATATGGTGCTTCATTATAGAATAGCACTTTTGGTAAATCAATACCTACAACAATACAGCCACACATCATAGCCTCAAAGAATCTAAACGTCTCATAACTAGCAGAGCCACATGGAACTAATGCTATTTTGGTATTATTCAGAACCTTAGAATATTCTTCTTTTGAAACACCATTGTTCCACCCTGTATACCAATCACATTTAAACTTATAGGCAGTATTATTACAAAGTCTATCAACAGCTATTTTGAAATCAACACGTCGATATGGGTCAAATTGGCCCATCCAGCACCAATCATATTCTCTATCCTCTATTGGAGTATTCGTATTAACAACACCATTAAGATGACATAGAGGTATACCATGTACCTGACGATGATATACAACAGTATTTACGTCCCGCATGTTTGTCATTGGGTGATATTGTTTAAATACGTATTTTACCCTTGGATCATCAATACATTCTGGTACTTGATGCGTTTCATCTGAGGTTGAGATAAATATGATTGGAAACCTAGTATCTGTTGGAAGAGGCTTATTCCAGTTATTAATCACATAAGAATATCTAGTGGGTAATTCATCTGCTAGAATTCTTGCTGCCGCCTCATAAACATGATCGTCGCCATTGCCTTTGGCAAGATTTATTACTTCTGACATATTATCTCCAATATTCGTATATGTCTTTTTCAATTTCGTATGTGAACTTTTTAACTGGGCGATCCTTTTCTAGTATTGCCCACGAAAACATTTCATCTACTAATGATTCTAAGTCTGTTTTGTCTTCAAAGTTAAGGAAGAATTTAGCCTTAGAGTGGTCACAGAAAGCTTCCTTTACTTCATGTCTAGGCTCAACGTGTTTAATTTCAGTATCTATGTAATACTTGGCGGCGACTTTCTTGACTAAGTTAGCAACTTCTAGAATAGTATAATACTTGTCAGCACCAATGTTAAAGATCTCCCCGTTGTGAGCGTCATCCAATAGTTTATAAAATGGCTCCATATAATAGCGAATGTCAGAAAAGGCACGAACCTGTTTCCCGTCTCCATAAACTAATATAGGCTCTTGATTGATAGCCTTTCTGATAAAGATTCCAATTACATTTCTATACTTATCCCAAATGTTTTGATAAATACCAACCACGTTGTGTGGACGGATAATGTTATATCTTAGTCCATGCTGATCGCCACCAACGGCAATATCCATCTCAACTGCATACTTGGCAATACCATATGGGTCTATTGGATTAGGACGCATTGACTCATGAAATGGCGGCGGGCTATTTCCGTAAACAGCCATTGATGATGTGAATATCAGCTTAGTGTCATAGTTTATGCACGAATTAATAACTGACGCACTGCTTATGATATTATTCATGTAGTTATACTTGCGTATAAATGGAGACAGGCCTTCTGCGGCATATGCCCCAAAATGATAACATGCGATTGGTCTATATTTATTAAAAATATGATCTATGTATAACGAGGCATCTAAATTAAGATTATAGAATAGAAAGTCGCTATGCTGCGGCATGAAGTCAGAATAACCACCAGATAGATCATCAACACCAATGACACGATATCCTTTATTGAGAAGATATCTAGATAAATGTGTCCCTAGTAATCCAGCACACCCAGTTACCACTACGGTTTGTGACATTAGCTATCTCCTGTTATGGTATTGCATTTTTTAATAAAGTCTGATCTTCTCCACGGTTCTCTTCCTATTAGAAAATGATGATAAATAACATTATCATATGTTGTGCCAACTCCAAAAAAAGTATTAGTACGGCCTATTCTCCATTTTGGATCGTTGCAACTAGTGACTTTTAGAAAGTTAATATTAACAGAAGACATTTCGCAATCATAGGTGAATCTCTGTGCCACATCAGAATATTCATCTTCTATAAAACATAGTCTATCCATATGATTTAAAACTTTTTGCATTACGGTTTTTGGAATGGCTAAACACGCTGGCCCGGCGTATATATGTCCATTAGATTTATTAGCTTCGCATGTTTGCTCAATACCGCATATAGTATTTTTATCGACTTTAGATAATAAATGCTCATAAAGTTTATTCGTAATTGGAACACAGTCAAGATCAAAAAATACGGCTACATCAAAATCTACATTATCTATAATATAGTTACAGGTTTTACCTAGCCAATGACCATGTGGAATTTCTTCAAATTGTTGATTTAAGGTAAGATTAAAATAATCAAACACATCTTTTTGAGCTTTTGTTACATCTGATTCAATATTAAAAGAATATGACAACGGTAAAATTATTTGGTTGTTTATTTTAGTTGTTTTCATGTAAGATCCTTTGTTTCCAGTATTCTTTTCTTAAAATAGGAGTATCAAAAAGAGCGTTATCTATTTTATCATAAGTTTTTTTGAGAAAATCTTCAGTAACTTCTGACCAATCATCAACAAACACAATTGGAAATTTTTCTTCAAAGCTGTGCGTATAGTATCTCTTGACAATAGGAATACATCCAAGCGTTATTGCTTCCCACATTCTGTGTGTATCAATACCATTTCCTCTTGGACAAAGACAGAACGCATAACTCATAAGATTGTCTACATATTGCTCAAAATTGGTTCCATTCAAACAATAATAATTATCAGCAAAGACTCTTTCGTTTGCAACCATTTCTATCAAATTATATCTTTCTTGAGTATATGTGTTTGGGTTGAATTGAGACAATGCTTTAATTTTTCTATTTTCTAAGCTTTTATTATGTGCGGCTTTTTTTAAAATACTTCTTTTATGAGGATGCCAATGATTATTCTCTAATCCTATCGGAAGTGGGAAAATTTTGGGATGTTTGAACTCTAAATTTTGTGCATACCAAGCTATGAGGTTTTCTGGAATAAGTCCATTTATTACAGACTCATCTCCATTATGCGTTATTAATTTAAATTTTGTATCTGGATGATTGCATATGATTCTAATAGCTTTTTGATAATGTGCGGTATCGCTATACAGTGTAACAAAATTTTTATCATGAGGAATTTCTTCATATATTTTTATGTCGGCTAAACTAACAAAAAAATCTCCATCAATCATTTGAAGATCCCCCTAGATAAAATTTAGAATCTGGTTGCCAGCTACAATGCCACATGTGACAAGCAACGCTTTCTGGCTTTAGGCACGAATAGATTAATTTTTCAGTTGCTGAATTTCTGTGTATCGCCGGAAAAGGAAAGAAACACATGGTAGGAAATATAATAATGTCATCATTACCTTCATTACGAAGTTTATTAAAAACACATTGAGAAAGAAGAAATGGTCCTGTTTGAAATAAAGTTCTTGTCTGTCTACATGGTATTTCGTTGTAGGTAGTATTACTACAACCAAGAAGACAATTTAAAACTATTTTTTGTTTTTAGAGCATCCAATAGCACCATTAGTCATAACTGGATCTTGATCAAACATCAAGCAAGAAAAAAAAGAACAACACTTAGTTATATTTGAAAAACAACTAGAGACACATAGGAAATCTGTGTCTAGATAAATGCCGCCATACTCATATAATATCGCGTATCTTAGCATATCTGATTTATTGCCAAAATTATCACTTTCTTTATATTCGTTATACTTTGGTGTTTTTTTCATTAAGTTTTCAGCGGTAGCATCATCCCAAATCATGAACTCAAATAATGGATTTTTCCTTTGCCAATCATCAATGTTTGCAAGATACATATCTGGAGTCTCACCGCCAAGCCAAATAAAATGAAATATATTTGGTATTGGATTTTTAGATTTAGACTGTATATTCTTGTAGTATGTATCTTTTAGTAAGTTCCAATTATAATCAGATTTAGCATAATTAATATTAAATTGAGAAGACTGCGATTCACAGCTTTTAAAAAAATCTAAAGTAATCATTTATATCAATCCATTTAGTATATCTATTTCTTGATGTGGACATACAATATTAGATAAATCTAGTAAGTCCATGTCAATTCTTTTACCATTCATGTATTTTCCAAGCAAGAATTCTGATTCATACATAAAATGTTCTCCAGAAAAATTTTCAGTATGAGTGTTAGATACTCTATTGTTTGGGCTATTTACTACAGTGCTATGCTGCGTACATACCATAAAGTTACCAGATATAGGCCAGAATCTTTGCATTTGTGTTTCAACTTCATTAGGTGTTTGTTTAAATTGAAACTTTTTACTTAGATATTCTATCTGACTAAACATGTCTATAATTTCTGATTTTCTAAAAACATGACCGTCCACAGAATGAGAGTAAGACCAATATGAGCCATATATGTACATAGTCTTAGGAACAAACACATAGTCGCCAATTTCCTGATAATGATTAAGCTCATCGCTCATTTCTCTTCCGTGATGAAATCTTTTATGTATATTTTTCCCTAGCCTTAGAGATAAACATACTACCTGCGGTGCAGAAAAAAGATTATCGTAAGAAACACTTTGGCTTACCTGTCTATAAACTATATTGTCGTCGGTAAAGAAACATATATACTTATTGTTTGAATTTATTGATATGCTACATATGTCTGCATATATAGAATTACTTTGTGTTATGAATTTAATATTTGGGTGTTCTATTTTTACATTATTTAGGCTTTCCTGATATGCTTCACTATACTTTTCAAGTACAACTATATCATTGGTGTCTTTAAAATTTTTGGATATACTTTTTAAAGTTAAGTCTAGTTGCAAAGGGCGATCTTTGCTAAAGATAATAGATGTAATCATAAATTAAAAGTTGGTATGGCTTTGAGTAGCTTTTTACTTAGTTCGTTGTTCCCGGTGTATTTCAGTATATCCGATATGCGATGAAAATTTGTATGATTGCTAAGAACGGTTTGGCGACCTTTTTTAGCGATAGATTTAGCTTCTTCTTGGTTATTAATATAGTAGTCAATTTTTTCTCGAAACTCTTCTCCAGTTTTAGCAAGCACAACACCATCATTAAATACTTTTTCATAGGCCTTGCAATAATCTGAAACACAAAAACCTCCTGAGAATAGTATCTTAAATATTCTCTCATTTACATCTACTCCAAAGGCGTGGGCATGTGGTTCAGATAGGTTAGGGCAAACCTTAGCAGATACAAATAGATTTTTTACTTGATTATCTTCTATGTATCCACAGTATTGATTAACAGGCCAACGCTGATTGCCAAAAATTTTGACTTTATATTTATCAATATCATTAAGCATAGGAAAAAGATATTCATTAATTATAAGTCCTTTGTGAGGCCAGTAGCCACCAACAAAACCTATGTCGCATTTAAGTTTTGGGTCTGCTATAGCGTTGCCATACATCAGAGTATCGGCACACATCATAAGAGACTTTGCTGGGATTCCAATACTTTGAAAATATTCGTGAGTTTTGTTCACATCTTCTTGTAAATAATGTATATGAACAAAGTCGGGCTTGCCGGTTTCATCTTTAAGCTTCTTTAGGAGTCTTTTTTCTTTTTCTGATGCGAACAGCATATTCCATTGGTTTTGATTTATTTCTTTTTCATGGCTTCCCCAATCTCCTGCCCGAAGCCCCACTTTTAGATGCGGGCGTTCATACAAACATTTGACAAGTGCTTCATCTAAATTGTAAGATTGTCCAAGAAAAATATCTGGTTCAAATGAATCAAAGACATCAAAAGCGGATACGTTCTTGCAGTCCCACAATTGAGCTTCTATACCAACGGCCCGAAAAGCATTAAGCCAAGCCACACGCTGAAAATAGTGAGCATGAATTCCATCACTAGAAATTAAAACTTTCATAAATCTTTCCTAACTTTGTCTATTTCAATAATTCTCATTTCCTCTGGTTCATAACACTGAAACACCCCACCATGAGATATGATATTATTGAGTATCTCAAATGATAACAATTTTTTATGCTGTGCTTCAAACTTGGAAAATAATTGACGGGCTATCCTAAGTTCCTTACCTGTTATATATGCTATCTGACACCATTTGCACTCTAGACCATAAGAAAAAATACTAGCTATTTGGTTATTAATAGTAACACCAACTTCTTTTTTTTCTATCTGATTTTTATTATCTATTAAAATAAATGACTTAGAATAATCTAAGTTGAGTGTCTCTGAATTAAATAATAAATCTCCATGTAAAAATAACACACCGTTTTTATGGGTATTATTGATAGCTAGTCTCAAGCTTTCTGAAGTGTTTGTTGTGTCATAAATTTGATTCTCAACAATTCTTGCTGCATTTTTTACTTTTTTTATTACTCGCTGAGAATCATATCCTACAACACAAATTATTTCTGGATCTTCAAAATGGCTATTTATAACAGCAAGCTGATGCTCGATGAGCGTTTTATCTCTTATTTTAAGCAAAGATCTTGGCTCATAAGATTTAATTCTAGAACCAACACCAGCAGCCAAAATTGCAACACATACATGATTAGGGCTTTTATTTTTTTTGTTTTGCCCCTTTTTAATGTCGGTTGTATAGTTTTTTTTAATCATCGTGACCTTAGTATTTGAGCATTTCTTTCAAACATTTCAGCAGTCATTTTGTATGATTGATTTTTACCTGTATTATTAGCAATAGCAAGCTTTTCAGGAACATGGGTCATCATACATATTCTTGACAATCTTAACCATAGATCATAGTCTTCTGTGCATCCTATAAATTCTTTACTTGCTGGCCCATGTAACCTAGAGTCAAAAAACTCTTTGTTTGGTTGACACACTTTGGCAAGTACTTCTTTCTTTATTAAAGAATTGCTATGAACAATACATCTGTTTAATAGAACAGATCTATCATAAGGTTCTTTAAATTCATGCTGTTTGTATTTTGGATGTACGTTATCATAATCACCATAAGCAACGCCAATCTCTACGTGCTGCATTAATTTTTCTACAAGAGTAGAAACCTTATTAGAATAATAAGCATCGTCTGAATCTAAGATACCAAAGATGTCTGCCCATTCCCATGCTTCCCAGATCGCAACATTTCTTCCAGTGCTAGCACCAGAGTTGTTGATTCTGAAAGCATATAAATCATCCTTCCTTCGTTCCTCGATTGGTCCACTATAATATGGCTGATTCAGAGTTCTTTTTTCAAATGGCTCACTTATAGAAGAAATTTCTTCCCACGAATGATCACTAGATCCATCATCAACAACATATACCCTTAAAGGCCCATCATAGTCTTGGCATGTTGCACTAATTATAGCATCTTTTACATAGTCACCGTAATTATAGTTTGTGCATATAATGGCTACATTAGGCTTGTTCATTAAATTCCCCCCATGTGATAAACGTATCTGGGTGACTAGAGGCTGCGTATGCCCTAACCTTATCTAAAAATAAGTCATCATTAATTTTTTCATCAGAAAATATCTTTAAACGATTACCGTTGAGGAATTTAAACAACGCAGATTGAAATAATAACCCACTTAAATTTTCACTAACAGGCTCTACTACTACTAATGTTTTCATCTGCACGTTTACTCTATGGTTTATTTTTTCTATCAAACGTCTATCTATTGCATCTCCAGAGTCGCAAACATAAATCCATCCATTTTTAGCGTGTTTAAATGCTTCATCTATAAGAAACTCAGATATTTGTGGCTTGGCGACCAACTGAAGTATATGATGTTCTGTTACATCAAAGTCAAAACTTGATTTTAGTGTTTTTTGTATTTCTGCATTATACTCTACAGCATCATTAATAACAACCACATATCTGGCTTGCATAGTTTGATTTTTTATGTCGTCAATAGTGTTTTTTAGTTTGTCTAAATTTCTATTAAACCTAATAAAAAAACCGACTTTTGGCTGCACTTCCTTTAACACCGTTTTAACAAGATCATTAGACTCTTCTAATGATAGCTCAGTCAACCATTCTTTTGGTCTATAGCAATTACAAAATCTTTCTAAGATTATATTTCCGTCTTCAATTTTATGTTTTAGTTTTTCAAGCCTATTTAAATCACACAAGCTACCATCTTTTAAAAACACACATCCTTCACAACTTGTATTTAACATTATGATTTTCTCCTAGCTACTATTGTAAAATTACAAGTCTGATGATCATAATGCTTTTGTTCAACGTAAAGATTTGGAGGAAGCAGACCTTCTAGTGAGATAAGCGAACTAACCGATTTTCGTTTTTGTTCAGAAAACAAAGCAGCGTTTATACTGTCTTCATCTATTTCTTCATTATATTTTCTTCTAGCTAAAATATTCATGTCTATATCAGTAATTGTTAGTTTGCCGTTAAGTCTTAGTTTAGTGGCTAGTTTTTTTAATAGCTCTTGGTATTCATTAATACTGAAAGAAGAAATAAAGTGATCGCATACAATGTCTGTTCCTTCTGAATTTAACAGAATGCCGTCTAGCATTGGCAAGCTATTTGCCCATTTACCGCTAGTGCCTTCTGGCTTATTTGTTGACAGGTATACCTTCATATATTCCTCCGTTTTTTTTATTTTCAATAGCCTGGAAAAACAACCTATTCCAGCCTTCAGTGAAGCGATTTAAATTAAACTTTTCTAATATTGTTTTTCTAGCATTGTCGCCAAGTTCACGAGCCTTTTCTGGATTTGCAAGAAGCTCTTCTAAGAAGGTTCTCAACTCTTTAGGGTCATTTGACAACAACCCATTATAATTGTGTTCGACAATTTCTGGTATCATACAGTTGGCTGTAGAGACTATAGCACAACCGCAAGCCATTGCTTCCATTAAGACAGTTGGAACAGGTGAGTGCAAAGAAGTATTATAGAATATACTATGCTCACTATATGCTTGGCGAAGATGCTCAATTGAATTTGCGGGTTCAGAAAAGCCAGGACTTTTACCATATACTTGTGTTGGTAAGCCTCGTGTTGTATCTCTCCATAAGTTAAACCCACAGCACCAATCTCTATTAGGCCAATCATTTACTACAGATAAACATGCATTTATTCTGTTTTTAGATACAGGACGCCAAAAATCTGTATCTACACCATGCTCAATTATTTCAGCACTTCTTTTGCTTCTAATCCAGGCTTTGGCGTTATATTTAGATATGAATGAATCTAAATCCACCTTAATACTGTTAAAGCCAGCTACTTGTGTCTCTTCTGGCATTCTTATATCTGGTAAAATATGAGTATGTCTAATAATCGGAATAGAGATTTTATTCAGGGTTTGTTCATTATTCTGAGCTACTACATTATGTAGCACCATTAATCTTTTATCAGATGTATGGCTAAGTATTAAATCAAAATCAAGATAGCTTGGAATATTATTTATGATGTGATAATTTTCTGGAATTGGAGCATAGTCTGTATCCCAAGTTTTTTGGCCTGGAATATTTAAGGCATAAAAATTATGACCCGTTTTACACAGATTGTATTCATATCTTTCATGTGTTGTTGCAGTAAGTATATTTAAAGGCTCATCTTTTTTTGGATGATGCATTATAGCACGTATATTTGTCTGTGTGGCATTAACTGTCATTAAGTAGCTCCTTTATAGTTTTCCCTACTATAGTATGGTCCATCTTTGTGGCTTCTTTCATAGCTTTTTTAGACAGTACGTCAGCTTCTTTTGATTTCCATTTCATGTACGCTTCACGCATAGCGAATTGTAATCCACGCAAATCAATTTCTCTCCAATAAGCACCATAATTGTCTAAGTTTGGAACTGTGTCTATAGCACCAAAGCATGGTTGCTCAGTAGAATCTACCGATCTACCTACTCCAAAATCATCAATACCAGTGTTTTTAGTCCATATCACAGGTACACCGCAGGCCATAGACTCTAAAGCTGGGATACAAAAAGCCTCTCCCCTGCTAGGCATCACAAAGCGGTGACATTGTTTTATAATAGATTTATACATCTTATCTTCAAGCATACCAGATAAAACTATTTCTTTTTTATAGCTCTTTCTTAATTTCATTCTAGCTTTTATTCCATCGCAATATTTTTGTACCATTGAAGCATTTGCCTTAGAGGTTTTTAAAACTAGATTAACGGGTTCTTCTGGATAAAACTCAGCATGAAAAGATTGAATAAGGGCTTTTACATTCTTTCTTTCTATGAATTCACCAATAAACAAAAAATTGAATGTATTATCAATTTCTTTGATACCTCCAATTGACTTATGAGTTTGGTATTCGGATATGTTTAATGAATGAGGAACCACGTATATTGGAACTTTAACACCGCTCATTCTACAATGACCTTTACATTCTAAGCTAGGAACCCATATTTCATCCATTAGATTTAATGATTCTGTCCATCCAGTAAGTTTAAATGGAGACGTTTCAACGTCTAAGAATCCAATGTTTTTGTAATTCGCATTATATGATAAAAGATGTGGAAGCACATGCTGTATGCAAATATTACAGCCATAAGAGGATTTAGCTTCCAGTTGCTTGATTCTTTCTGGATAGTCAATCTGCCGTGCTTCGTATGACACAGCTCTAGGAACCACATTTATTCCAACATTATCCATCGCTAGAATGTTATTCAAACACGCATTACCCCATCCAGTTCCATCTCTATAATTTCCAATGTATAATACTTTATTTGACATTACTAATCACCTTTTGATATCTAGCTTGTTCCCAGCTATTTAGCTGGTTTCTAAAGTTTAACAATTCTTTACCAGCTTCTTCAATAGAAAAGGCTTTAAACTTATTATAGGATTGAATATGTGATTCATTAAAATAACAATTTGCATCAACATTATCACATCTGTATCCATATGTGCAGTCTCTTAATACTCTTCTCCAAAAATATCCGCCAATCCAATCTGGTTTACATAAAACATTATTAAACAAAAAGTTTACTTTATCTTGTAGAGAAAGATTATCAGGAACACTTGTTGCTGGCTGCTTTATTCTTGGTGGACTAAGCCAAGTAGATTTAATATCTTGAAGTTCTACTCTATTCGTATAGTCGATCCATTTATTGGCTGTATTATCCCATGTATAATGGGACTTTGCTTTATTCATTACTTCTATGCCCTTAGCACGTATTTGTTCTGGCGTTTCGTTTGTTAGTGCAAGCAAATAATTAATGAATTTTTCATTATCTGGAATGGCTCTCATGCATCCAGTTTCGCATTCTTTGTTATACGCCAGCGGCTCAATACCTACACCTCCTATGTTATCAATAACAGACTGCATAGCAGAATAGTATGTAGAAATAACAGGAAGCCCACAATAAGCGGCTTCTAGTTGAGGCATACCAAAACCTTCGCTGTTTGCGTATTGCACATAGACATCAAATATATTGTATATTTTTGCAAGATCTTCTTCCGACATCTTATTATTAATACCAACAAGTTGATTAGTAAACTTGCCGCAGTTCTTACAGTGCTGCACAGAATCTTGGAAAAAGTCAGAACTAATTTTATTACAGTTCTTGCATTTATATGTAAACAAAACCCTGTTTGACAAACTATGCTCATCTAAAAGACTTGGAATATCCCAGCCAATGTCTGGATAATATGTGTGGCAATATAAAAACACATTGTTCTTTTTTGTTCTATTTAAGAATTCTCTGAAAGCCTTAAATAAATCTGGATATAGTTTGCGTTTTTGGTTTCTCATTACAGTGCCAATAATTAATGATTGAGAATGAACACCGTGTTTTTGCTTGTGTTCATATTTATTGTCAATCATATTAAATGTATCACTTGCTGCTGGTGGTGCTAGATCTACAAATTTCATGTTGTCAGACTGTGAAGCAAGTGTATCGCGGCCAAACTCAGAATATGCAAAAATAGCATCTGCGTCTTCATATGTTGCAATCCACTGATTATTTTGGGGGGCGGCGTCTACAGTAGGCATAAGTGCCCATTTGTAAAAATCTCTAAATGGAGAACGCTGTTCAAATTCTACCATCCACCAATCTCTTATGTCCATCACTACATCTGGCATAAAGTCTATTAAAACTTCATTATAGGTAAAGTCTCCAAATTGAGCAGTTGGATTACTATAAGAGCTAAAATTTGGATGATCTTTGGATGGTTTATTTGGATAAATCTTCCAAGGATACTGTTTTATTTGAGGGTCTTCGGCTCCAGCATAAACACCCAATTGAGCAACTTCAATATTTGGCTGTTGAACCATTCTTTGAAGCACTTCATTGGTATAAACTGAATAGCCAGTTGTTAGCCAAGGAGCCTCTGATACAAATAATACTTTAGTTTTTCTATTCATCGTTATCAATATCGTTAAAGATTTTAAAACTAGTTACACGAAACACAAAATTATTACTATAGTTTCTAGCAATTGCTTCTATTACTATATAATCACCAAATCTACCTTGATTGGCAATCGCTTTTGCTGCCGTGTCCCATGCTTCAAAAGTCAAAACATTGTTTCTTTTTTTGGTGTAGCCTTCGCGGTCTTTGCGGTGTTCTTCTACGTTAACTTTAAAACGACAAACTGTTGTATTGTGGACATTTTCTAAAATTGGGTCTTCCACAAACTTCCCAAGAAAATTACATTTATTCATTTATCAAACCTGTTTTACTCTGTTTACAATTATAGATGTTTTATCGCGTTTAGATATTTCACCATGAATAAGAACGGTGTTTCCCTCTACTAGCAAGTCTTTATACTCTTCAAAAGCCTCTGGAAAAACGGTAATCGAATCCAGCATCCCGCTGCTGTCTTCGGCACAAACAAATGCCATAAGCTGACCAGGATTTTTGCCCTTTTTAGTTTTGTATTGTCTAACAGAACTAATACTTACAACAATGTTTACTTTACCTGTTATCGCACCGTTTGCTATGTCTCGACACATAGTAGCATATGACGCCTCTTCAGTATCATCAACCTTGCTGCACGTTAAAGCACATCCCATTAAATTTTCCTCGTCTTGAGCAATTGTAGCAACACTATCCTTAATTCCATACATTGGATTAGCTAGAGCCTGATTAATATCTGCTACAGTTTGCTGTCTTTTAGAAGTAAGCTTGAAATTCATAAGCATGTCATTCACGCAGTCATATAGAGTATTAAACTTTTTGTAGTTTTCATATACATACTTCTGTTCTCTTGCTGTTAATTGTTGCCAGCTATCAAATTCATATAGCATTTTTTTACGATCTGTGTGGTTCTTTGGTCCATTAAATGCACCAACGGAAATTAATGATATAGCAGCTCTTTTATTTACCTTGCCATTATAGATCATTTCCATTAGGCAGTTTAGCCATGTGAATTGACTTATTTCATGACTAGACTTTAGGTTTTCAATCTTTGCACACTCAGCATCGCCAACATTCTTAACATGCGAAATGCCAAAAATAATTTTACCTTCATGATCTGTAAAATCTTTATATAGGTAGTTTAGTCTTGGTGGATATACTTCAATATCGTTACCCTTGGCATCAACGATTAGCTCCTTCATTTCACGCTGAGAGTCTGGCTTACGATACGCATGATTAAGATAAGTGACATAGAATTTGGATGGGCGATAAAGTTTACAATATGCTGACCAATAAGCATTAATAGCATATGAAACAGCGTGTGACTTGTTAAATGCGTATCTGTTAGACTTCTCAATCCATCCAAAGATTTCCTGGGCGATCTCCTTAGAAACAATACCAAGCTTTTCAGCACCCTCTAGGAACTGACCCTTAACCTTTTCCATGAGGTCGGCTTTCTTTTTACCAATAGCCTTACGGAGAGCGTCTGCTTCCTTCAGATCAAACCCAGCAAGTTTCTGGGCGATCATCATAGATTGCTCTTGGTATACAAGCACTCCATAAGTTTCAGATAGAATATCCTCAAGAGACTCATGCTGGTAAATAACCTTGTCTTTTCCAGCCTTACGGTCACAGTAATGCTGAGTCATAGATTTACCGTCTACATAGGCACGAAGACACCCAGGACGGATAAGACTAATTAGAGCGGATAGCTCTGAAATACTTCTAGGATGTAACTGTTTTGACCAATGGCGACCAAGATTAGACTCTAGCTGAAACACCCCCTTGGTGCGTCCTGAACAAATATAGTCCCATACTTTTGTGTCGTGAAAATCATTAATGTCAAACTGACTACTCAATATACATTTCTCCGTTTGCAAATGCTTTTTCAAACTTTACCTTCTTCAATAGCCCACGTTGAAGCTTCAAGAACTTAATAAGGATGTTGGCAGTGTCCTTAACGTCTTGTAGAGCATCATGAGCGTTATCCTTGGATAGTCCAAAATAATCACGCAAGTAATCCATGTTATAAGACTTAACATCTTGATTGTTCTCAAACCAGCAGTAGATATGATCCATTAGGTCCATCTTAAAGATAGGATTAAATAACTTTTGGTCATCACGATCAGTATTGTATGGGCCATACTCTTTACACATGCGACGAACAATAGGCATATCATAACTAATAATGTTAAAACCAGCAGCGATTGGAGCAGTGAACGGAGTATTTTTCCAATTGTACTGATTTACAAATTCTGTAAATTTTTTCCACACTACCTTTGGTGGTGGAGCTTTTGCTAGATCGTCACGGTTCTTCCTGGTGATCTCTAATGCTTTTTCCTCAAGCGGAGCAACACCAGCGGCAATAGCTTTTTCATCATCAATAATAGGACGAATCTCACTATTGAACGTACCCCCAGGCTGTAAAGTCAGCTTTCTTCCATGTATTACTACAGCAGCGATTTGAGTCGGCTGTGCTGTGTGAGGGTTAGCTCCCCCCGTCTCAAAATCAAACACGCATATATCTCTCATGTTAGCCATGAATCTTATCCTTTAATAGGGAAGAAAATTTATTAACAGCTTCGTCAAGATTAGCATAAAGATTGTAGCATCTGTGCTTCTCAGACCATACTTGATACTTAGCACTACGCTTAATTATAGCATTCTTCATTACGTTGTCAATATTGCAAATGGATACACCATCAACATCAAGTGATCCGCCCCCATAAATAACAGCTTTAACGTCTTGTTTAGTCATCATAATTTAATCTCCATGACTTTTGATAGTAGATCAATCCCAAGAATGTCTAGTTTAACTAAACCCAAAGTCTCCAAGTCTCCCATCTCAAACGCCGCCACAGGTACTCCGTTTTTATCATTAATCATAGGACATACGTCCTTGAGCCTGTGTTTGGAAACAATCACCCCGGCGGCATGTTTTCCATGAGATTTATTCGTTCCCTCAATCCTAATAGCCTGTTTAAAAATATCAGCGAGTGGACCCACAAGATTGCCATCGTTATCTTTACGACACCAACCTTCTAGATCTTCTGACTGATTTTCCAATGCCCAATTGATAATGCTTTTATCTTCTGACACTTCTAGCTGGTCAGAGATTTCAGCTTCATTGGGGATGCTCTTTGTTATCTCGTTCATTTCGGTAAATGACACAGCGTCATTAATTCTCAGCACTTCTTTCAATGCGGCACGACCTTGGAGTCTGCCAAACGTGATCATCTGTGAGACGTTTTCATGACCGTACTTGTCCTTAATGTAGTCAATAACTTCATCACGATGCTCCGCTGGAACATCAACATCAATATCAGGCAGAGAGATATTGTCTTTGGTATTTCGTCCTTCATTATAGAATCTCTCAAAAATAAGACCATACTCAATTGGATCTACTTCCGTTATACCAATTAAGTAAGAGACTAAACAGCCAGCAGCAGATCCTCGACCAGGACCAGCAAGCCAGCCACGACGTTTAACTTCGTTTACAATATCAGCAACAATAAGGAAATAACCAGATAAATCTGCCTTGAGAATAACATCTAGTTCACGCTTGACGCGATCAGCATAGATCTTCTTCGCGTTCTCATTATCAACCTTATTGGTTGTCATGATCCTAGACTTCCATCCTTCACGACACAGATGACGAAGATAATCTGGCTGAGACATATTTTTAGGAGTAGCAAAAGCTGGAAGAACGGGATTTCTAGCAACTTCATATTCTTCGCACATATCCTCAATACGGTCTAACTTATTGTTATCTTTGGGTGCATGAAGATAAAATCTATCCGTCTCAAAAAACTTTCTGTTGTCAAATTCTTCATCTGTCTTTAAACGCTTCTTGATCTTTGGTATAGTGGTTTTCATTCCAGAACATAGAAGCACTCTATGGCATTCTGCGTCTTCTTTAAAAACATAATACACAGGATCAGAAGTGTGGTCATATTTAATAAAACTAGAGCCAAATATCTTTCTATATGTTTCATTATTACTAATACATATAACGTTATTTTTTTTGGATACTAGTTGTAGAGCGTCGATTGTTTGATTAGAAACACATGCAATAACGTCAAACCATCCATCATGATTCGTTGCTATAAGCATATAATCACCAAAGTCACAACCAATAATTGGTTTGATTCCATGCTTTTTACATGCCGAGTGGAAGTCCACCGCACCAGAAATAGTCTTCATGTCAGCAAGAACGCATGATGTATAGCCAAGCTCTTTGGCTCGCTTGGCTAACTCATTACATTTAGAAAAACCACTCAACAAACTAAAATGCGTCTTACAGTTAATCGCAATCTTAGGCATACTTCAATAATTCCTCTCTAGTTGTTTTCAATTGCTCCTTAATCTTATCAATACCAATAGAATCTCTAGCACAAACAACTTCAGCAAGATATTTACCTATCCATTTTGGATTAAGTACTGTCATGTTGTAGATTGCAACATTGTTAGAAATTTCTGAACACTGTTTAGAATTGATGCTATTTAAAGTAATAGATAATGTTTTGTCTAGAATACTCCAAGGAGTTCTAGCAAACGGTGCATTTAGATAATACCATAAAGGAGGAAGGTTGTCAACTAAGGGAATAGCTCCCATTTTTATTGTTTCAAAAAACCTAAATGTTTCAGGGCTGTTTGCCCCATGTGGGCACAAAACAATTTTAGAATCATTAATAAGATGAATATAAGCTTCATGATCTAATCCCTTATTAAAACCATCAGTATACATAACTTTATATTTAAATTTCATCCCAGAATTTAACATTAAATTATCTAAGTTTCTTTTAAAACAATCTCTTGTTCCAGTTTTTGGAATTTGACCAACAAAAATAAAATCGTAATTTCTTTCTGGCAGAGGTTTGGGGTCTGGCATATTTGAAAAATCAGCAAAAGTTCCTATAGGCATAGGATAAACTAAGTTGTTCGTAGGATACAATCTTTGAAATTTATCCAACCAAGGATAATTTTGAAATATCATATGGACATCAGAAACAAACAAATCACATGGATTTATGTGTATTTCTCTTGATGTGGAAATTTGTATATTTAGCTTGTCATCGTAAAATTTAGGCCAATCTTGCTGGTCATATTTTACAACGACACGATAATTATTTGGCAATGCTTGAGCAAGTTCCTTGGCTACATCTAAGGTATAAACATTGCCCTGATCAAATTCTTGATGAATGTCAATTAATTCTGCCATTAGCCTGGAGCCTCATAGTAATTGGAATCAAACCCGTCACGCTTCATCTTCTCGGTAGTCTCATCATAACCAAAAGCAATCAAATGTTCTTCTGCATACTGACACATTGACGTATTTGTTCCAGGCCACTTAGTCTTATAGAAATTGCATAATTTTGTACACTTGAAACTTTTACGGTCTTTTGAGCAAGGCTGTGGAAAATCGTTTCTTGTAATAGACTTCCATCGTTTCTCCAACATACCAAGGAATTTTTGCTGATCCTCTTTGTCAAAGCACATGCTAAAAGGACCGCCATCTCTAATGAAAAAGATAGACATGATAGCCTGATCGTATTCTGGAAAGAGTTTAGATATGGCGTAGTTATATAGAAGAAGCTGTGGGTCTTCGCATAGCTTTTCATATGTCTTTTCTTCTCCGGTAGCCCAGTTTAGGCGACGACCAGTTTTCCAGTCGATTACTTCTATAACACCATCATCTACTTCTGTTACGAAATCAATAGTGCCTTTAATAGAAAGTTGACCTTCTGCTTCTTTGCCTTTGCTATCCTTGTACTTAAATTTTGCCCACGGTTCCTCAATAGGAATATCGAAATGCGGTTCCGCAGCGACGATCTTTCTGTTTCTTGGATCGAACTGACCATCATTGTATTCAATTGCTGTTTGAACAAGCTCATCACAGAATCTATAATCAGCATCAGTATATTCATGAATACACTTATTAGTATAAGACACATATGCTTCTTTTAAAATTTTAGCTACGAACCTTTTAGTATACAAAGCCTTTGGAGTACATTGAATTCCTCCAATGGCATCATCTACTATTTTCAAGGTTTTAGCATCTGGATTATCTTGCTGCTCTTTTTTAAGTGTAGCAAGAACTTCCATTACCTTATGCACAATAGTTCCAAGCTGTGCCTTTTTACCAGACGGAGATTGATACCCCAACACGTATGTAAAGTAATATTGCATCTGACAGTATTCATAACCATTGTATGATGACGATCTAATGTACGGACAGAGCATGTATTACCCCTTTTTAAAAGTATGTATCCCAGTATTATTCTCAGCCTTTGGAGGATCTGGAATATTCTCGTCTCCCAGCCAGCCCCAAGATTCTAAAGCTTCCATAATTTCTATATTAACATCATGGATAGTCATTTCTCTATTGTCTATAACCCAATCAAATCCTCTATGTCGCCCCATCTGCTTTTCAGATTCATCATTGTCTTTAAAAGGGTTGCGGCATAGATGTATTACCTTACCTCCAGCCTTTTGAATGGCTTCAACTTCATTGACGAATCTACAATCATCAATCACAGCAACTAAAGGTTGTTCTAAGGCGATTCTTTGCATGGTATTTTCTAGCCAAATATCATCATAAACTTTTCTACATAGGCCAGTTCCAAACCATTGCAGAAATTCACGATGGGTAAGCTTTCCAGGTTCATGGTATATAAGTGTGCCATCTTCTATAAGTTTCTTTATTACTGTGCTTTTTAAGGCGTTTTGGTCAGTAACAACTCCAGGCATGTCTTCCCATCTATAGTGTGTATTTGTATTCTTCTGAGCATTGTTGCCATAAATACCTTCACGCTTTAAATTAAAAAGATTGGCGGCAATTTCTTTTAACACCGAGGCAAAAGAATACATCTTAACATAGGGCCACATATTATATCCCGCCCATTCTGCAAACTCAGGGTCTATTCTGTTAATGTCTAGAAATACACCAGAACCATCAGATTCATTTCCGTTGCTATCTCTAATCACAGTACTAACAGTCAACCTACCGTCTTCAAGAATTGCAAAGTCGCTAATAATATTATTAGCACGAAGTTGATAACCATGAATAAAATTAGCGGCAGTAGTCTTGCCAGCCTGTTTAGTGCCAGCAAAGGCTAGAATTCTAGTCATTAATAAGTCCTTTCAATTGAGGTTCTAGTTCTGATTTGACTTGATCGACAGGCATGTCGCCAACATCTTTAGTTGTAATAATAGGACGATAGTAAGAAAACCTTCGCCCGCATCGTTTAATGATTTGCTGATAGGCTTTTTGACCAGCTTCATCTGAGTCTGTAAGTATGATGACATTCATCACTCCCGATTCTTCAAGTATAACTAGCTGCTCTTCACCAATGCTACATCCAAAAATACCAACAGTTTGAGTGTAGCCAGCTTCGTGCATTCTCCAAACATCGCCTTGTCCTTCAACAAGGATAACAGAATGAGTATCTTTCATAGTGTTATATGCATGATGTATCCCATAAAACACATTTCTCTTAAATCCCTTACTATATAACCATTTTGGTTTTATTTCTTCGTTAGTGGCACGACCAGCACATCCAACATAGTTAAAGAATTGATCATATATTGGTGCAACTGCACGACCGCTCATTTGTTTACCGGTTTCGGAAGATAAGCCTACGTCAAAATGGTTAAGAATTTCTGATGACCATCCACGTTTAATAAAATATTCTGCTGGTATAGAGAGTCTTGATCTCACTTGCTCTCTTGATGGCCCACCTTCTTGAGGTTGTGTTTTCTTGCTAAACACATCAAGAGGATCAAAAATATTTACTGGTGTACTTGATATGTCGCAATTATCACCAATCAACGACATACAAAAACGTTCTGTCTCATCAAGCGACACATTTCTATGCTTACGATAGGACAATACTCCACGAACAAAACCAAATAAACTATTTGTCCATTCTTGCTCGCATTGATGCGTCCAACATCTCCAGTTACCTCTTATAGAGTCTCCGTCAGTAAATATGGTACAGGCATTTTCATTATCTCCCCCATGTACTGGACAAGCACAGGAAAGACGATTAGGATGCTCAACATATTCTATGTTAAGCTTTTCCATCAGTCGCGTTAGATTTGGTTGCTCTGCTAGATTATTACAGATCTGATAGATCTGATTCTGCGTCAATGTCATCTTCTATTTCAAATCCTTCTTGGTTTGCTTGTTGAGGATCGTGGATCTGATTTCGAGTACGGCTTTCCTCAATTTTCCCAATCGAACCATACATTTTAATGCTAATATAGTCACCGTCATCAAGACCAGAACCATGACGAGCAACAACGGGTACAAGTTTTCTGTTTCCATATTGAGCGGTATCCTCTGCTATTTCTTCTTCTGATTTCATTTTAAAGATAGTAAAACTAGTGCAAAGCCATATTAATCTATCTGAGCCAGAAACAACATCTGTAGACTCTTTAGTTATACCATCACGATTTAACTGAACAAAACTTAAACAAGGAACGTCATATTTTACGCAAAAATTATGCAGCTTAGTTATCTGAAATCCGAGGACTTGGTATTCCTGCATAGAAGCAGAAATGCCCTCTGAACCCATAAGCTTTAAATAGTCATAAACTATTAGGCAGTCTTTAGTTCTGCCATTCTCGTCAAAACCAACGTGCTGATAAATCCATTTTCGCATAATAGCAAGAATGTTTTCAAATGACTGACCAGCAATGCTAATATAGTGATAAGGAATACTTTTTAATTCCTCCACCGCTTTCATTACTTTTTCTCGATCAATTGCGTTTTCAGAAAATTTACCACTAGATATTTTATTGATCTCTACGCCACTAATAGACGCAAGCATTCTATTATAATGATCGTCTTTGCTCATTTCGGTGTCCAGCATTAACACAGGAATGTTATGCTCTTTAGAAACATGAACAGCGACAGCATCGCCAAACATAGACTTACCAGTTTTTGGGCGAGCGGCAATAAGATCTACAGATTTTCTACGCAGTCCTCCACCAATAGATAAATCAAAATGTGGAAACCCGCTTGGAATACCAACATAGTCTGTTGGGTTCTCACAAAGGAACTCTATATATTCTTCAAGGCCGTCCCCAAGCATTTCAGTTGTTTTATTAGAAGACTGATAAAGAGTGCCAGTTGCGTCTAGAATGGGTTCTTCAACCTTGCCAATTATATCCATTAAGTCTTCGTCGCCAGATACATTCTGTATGTCTTCAGCACATGCTGTAAGAGTTTTACCTAAATCTCTAGCTAGTTTCAGTTTTGTTATTTTAGACGCATGAATAGAAACATTTTCTTTATGTATTGGAAAATTAAAAAGAGAACGTACAAATCCAATCTCACGCTTGTTGTGAATCTTTTCATAAACGCCAAGCTCGCTAGCAGTTGATAAAATAGAAGTTAGATCAACTTTGGCATTTTGGTTTATAATTCTAGAAATGCATGTATAAAGAATTTGATTCATGCTATCAGTAAAATGATCAGCATCTACGAAATCCATTTCTAGATACGCATCTAGTCCGAACTGGCATAGTCCAGCCAGTACGGCTCGTTCTGAAGCATGATTCTCTAATTTACTCATCGTCTAATACATCCATCGCAGACAAACCATTCACGTTTATGGCTCGGGTGGGTTTTTACTGTTCTACTGCATTTTTGGCATTTTTGCTCAATCATTTTGAATGGCTTTCTTTTTCGTTCTGCAAGAGAAATTTCTGGAGTTTCAATGTTCTTATCAGATCCATCGTCATAAAATTTGATTTCTCTCTGGATTTTATTTACAGCAATTCCATTTTTTTTAGAGTTATCGTCTTCTGTACGCATTTTAAATAAAGAAAAGTCTTCATGATCTTTTTTCTTCTGCGGTGGATCTTTTTTTGGCTGTGGAACAACTGCTTTCTCTACAGAATTACCTGTGTTTTCTTCCAATAGCTCATTTGCTAGCATTATAAGTTCATCATCTCCTGTGTCAATAGCAAGTTTGATTAGCTTCTTAGCTTGTTTTATTTTATCCATTATCTTCTCCTAGATAAGTTGAGTAATATTTCTGATAGTTTTTTAGTATTTTCAATAGAGTGCTCAACAGAAGTTATACGGGCTTGGGCATTTATTTTTACTTTTGTCATCTCCTTAGCAATCGGATTTTCTTTGATTGCACTGTAATATTTTTCTTGCCACTTAGCATATTGACCGCCATAATTGTTTAGCTTATCCGATATCATATACCATATGCCATCATCTGCCCACTCTAGTGCCATTTTCTCTTTCGCTAAAACATTCTGCAAATATTCTGCATATGCAGTAAGACAATAAGCTCCTATGTTGCATTCCTCGCTTGACAATCTTTTCAGTTGTGCAATATCAAGATTAAGATATTTTTCTACTTCTTCATTGCGTTCGATTTTTAGTCTACCAACACCCTGAATCCAGTTTTCAATATCTTCTACAAATTTATTGAATCTTTCTTCGCCATTCATCAATATCCTCATTATAGTTTAATTCTATCAAGTCTATATCATTAATCCTACACCACTCTCTTTTATCATTATCTCTTGCTTTGGCCTGATAAAACTCAAGCTTAGTCTTAAAGAAAAAAGTATTAAACTTATAGTGCTGTTCTCCATGAACTTCTACCATAATCTTTCTATTTGGTAAAAACAAGTCAGCACGAAGAACGGTTTTTCGGAATTCGCTTTTACTTCCTGGCAGCGACAACTCTTCAAGAATTCTATCAAAAGGATAAATTTCTTTAAGTAATGCTCTTGCCTTTAAATGTAGTTTTGATTTTTTTTTGCTGGAAGACTGTGAAGACGTTGGATTCCAAGAGTAAGTTTTTTCATCAAGCCCTATGATTTTCATAGTGCCTCCTTAATCTTATCCTCCATAAACTTAGCGAGCTTTGGATTTTCATTAAAAAAGTTATATAGGTTTTCCATTCCTTGAAATTTAAATCCTTTGAGTATTGATTCTGTATTTTCAGTGTCTATATCTGGATTAATCTCTTTAGCCATTTCTGGAAAATCAGCAAGAAACGAACATGTCAACCAAGCACCAGCTTTGTCAATAAACCCAAGCTCTACAGCAAGACTAAGTACTTCTTGAACTTTATCAATGCCATGACCATACCTTATATAGCTTTGCACATTGCCTCCAGGTGGCCCCATAGAAGAACAAATAATCTTCCAGTTCACAACTTGACCAATTCTATTTTTGTTTGAGTCTATCCAAGGACTAACTGCTGAAACCTTTTCTCCACCTCCAGCAATCTCCATTCTAGTATCTGCTTGATATTGAATTTTATTGCCGCCATCTGCCATCTTGGCTTTGCCAAAACCAGAAGTATTAGCGATGTAATGAGTAATAGCGATAACTAAGCCACGCTGACGAGGTAATAATTGGCCCATCTTTTTTGTGAACACAGACAAAATCTTAGGAAGTCCCGCACGACCAGGACTCATATCTCCATCTAATTCTTTAGATGGGGTAAGTGAGGATATTGAATCAATCACAAGAATACCTCTATAATAATCTGGATGACTCATCATCTTGTATGCAACTTCTAAAAAATACTCTGCCGATAGAGGCTCATCATCTGGATGCACAATCTTCATTTTAGACGGATTAAGACTTGCAACGCCAAAGTTCATTTCTTTCAGTCTTCCTTCAACGTCTAGATAAATAATAGGGCGATTTTCAGCTTGGCAATTTGCTATAATTTGCATACTGGTAGTAGTCTTGCCAGATTTTGGATCTCCAGTAAGAGTGACCCAGCTTCCTTCTTTAATGCCACCACCTAGAGCTATGTCAATAGCTGGACTAACAGATATAACATCATAGTTCTTTTTATCTTGCAATACTTTGTCGCCGTCAGAAATGATATTGCCATATTCTTTCATTAGCTTGCTCAAATAGTCATCATTCTTTGCCATTGTCTGCTTTCCTCAATTTAGATAGTAATGAATTTCTTGCGGGCCTATTTGTTCTTGGTCTAAACACCATATTATCAGCCTCAATAACCTTTTTGGCCTTCTTTGCTTCTTCTTCAATTATTTTCTTAGACTTTTCTAGCCCTTCCTTTACAAACTTATTAAGTATGATAAATTTCTTATTCTTATTAAGATAGCCCAAAGAGTATGTACGCTTACCATTTGGGCTTTTTAAGTAATGAAGCAAAGCTTTTTCGCCATAGCGTTTTATGGCCGTGTTGGCGGCACGAATTTGTGTTTGATATTCATCCTTCTGGGCCTTGTTCCAGAACTTGAAAGCAAGACTACCATTGTTCTCACGCTCTCTTCTTCTCATGCAAACCATTTCAGCCACATACTGTGCGGCAGTACATGGCTCACCCGTTGAGTAGCTTTTGAACCGTTTCGTGTTGTCTTTTTTTTGATCCATTCTTAAATATCATATTCTCAAGATTTTCTTTTGTCAATACCCTGGTGCTATGTCGTCGTTCAAAATCAGAAATAGGCCAAGTATATTTACCAACATCAATACACGAACAATCGTCACGTAAAAGTCCTACTGTTAAGGTTTGATAAGATTGTGAGTGGCTGCCATCCATTGCTTGGTCTTTAGCCACGCCACGCATTATAAGCAGTCCATCAAGTCCATTTGGGTCTTCAAAAAAAACCTCGCTAGGAGCACCAAACATGTGTAAGCTTACCTTAACAGGCCACACATCATTTTCTTTGCAGTAATTTTTTAGTCTTAGAATAGGATTTTCAAATCCCGGTCTATCATAATCTCCATATACAGTTGTTCCATCTGTAAGAACTACTTCCCAGCTTATGTATAGCTTATTATAGCAAAGATCTTGTAGATAAGAATCAATTGTAGTGCATATCATATTTAATCCCTAATTTTATGAATAGAGTTTCTATATTTACGTGTTTCGTATACATTTTTTGCTTTTGTTCTATCATCTGATGAAATAGAAGCATTTTCTGTCATGGCAACAACACCATATTTTTTGTTACGTGCATACAAATTCATGGTGCTGGTTTCTTCCTGACTTTTTTCTGGCGTAGCTAAGGTTGTGCGATACTGGCCTATAGAACTCTCAGAGCGATCTAACTTATCAGATAGCTCCGCATTAGATAAATTAAGATTATCTTCAATGAATTCTTTGTCCTTGTTTGATAGCGGTCCCTTTCTCATTAGCAATCTCCTTTACATTAAGTTACGTCTAGCTCTTGTAAAATAAAGAGTATTTTTTGTTTCTAGAAATTTTTTGTAATTTTTAAAAGTGTCTGAAGTTACCTTTTTAAAAGTTGCAAGTCTTTTGGCAAGCGATGTAGTCATAGAAACATTATGGGGGTCTGCTAATTCCCCACGACTATATTTTATAAAGTACACAGGCGAGCCATCTACGGTAGAACAGAAAGCAAACGCTTGATCTTTAGCAAAGACCTGTTGACCATTTTTACCAAAATACTCAGTAACAACCGTTAGTGGTGCTGGAACTCCAATTTCTTCTAGTTCTGATTCCTCAATCTTTTTCATCTTCTAACCTCTTGAGTTTTTTCTTTAGGATTTTTATAGCTTCTGCTTCATTAGCAGCAGAAAAACATAATTGTGCTTTATTACTAATGCCGTACTCGCCTAATATCTTATTGCCAATAACCTGATGATCCAAAGTTCCATCTTTATGTATTTTTCTTACATCAATTTTAAATGTTATTACAACATGATGTGGACACGATTTACGGTCTAATTGCTCTTGTTTTTTGATTAACATTAGTCACCGTTTTTAATCCAATTAAGCTGCTGTTTTGGAGTCATATTGTTAATCTTTCTATGTCTCTCGCGTGTTTCTTTATGTTTAACATGATCTTCTACCATTGCTTTTCTATCACGATCTTGTTTTTCGTAGGTTCCCATTTTTTGAGTATTACGATCAGCCAAGTGACCAATAGTCGATGGTTCACCGCGAATAGCTATTGCGGGAGGAGTAAGAAATACTTTTACTAGAGTTTTTTTTCCACACTCTGGACATTTTAAAGTAGAAGGGGCATCATGTGCTTGAAAAATTTCAGCATAATATGCACATGGTTCACATTCAAAATCATACGTTGGCATTTTGTTCTCCTTCAAAGATATAGCAGGGGCCACAACTATGGCCCCGGCTACATTATTATCAATCGAAACAAGAAAATTTTCACAAAGCAGCTAAAATGTCAGCAATAATTTTATTCCTAACAATATCTGCACCAAACAATTTGCAGACAGCAACACCATCTATTTTTTCTAATCTGGTCATGCAGTCATCAAGCCCCCCTTCAGCATGATCATTTAAATCTGTCTGGGAAATATCTCCATTAATAACAGCTTTAGAACCCATGCCAATTCTAGTTAAGAACATTTTAATTTGCTCAAAGGTTGCGTTTTGAGCTTCATCTAAAATCATAAATGAATTATGAAAATTTCTTCCACGCATATACTCTAGTGGACACATTTCAATAATATTCTGACTCTTAGAGAGATTGAATGTATCTGCCCCAAGATAAAGTTTCATTTCTTCTATAATTGGAATTAGGTATGGTAGAATTTTTTCAGTCAATGTGCCAGGAAGATAACCAAGACCACGACCAGATTCTACTACTGGCCTAGTGATAATTATTTTTTCAACTTTAGCTTCTAGTAATGATTGACACGCTAAACCAACAGCTAGTGCTGTTTTACCTGATCCAGCGGGTCCGCTACAAAAAGTAACGTCATTATCAATCATAGATTTAATATATAGTGCTTGATTTTTTGATTTTGGCTTTAGTACCTTTCTTGCTGGAGGTTGAGTTTTATTATTTGACACTCTCTCTCTTTTTTTGCTCATGTTAATAAGGTCCAGTGTTGTTAATGGAGTAAATTGTACTATTTTTTGCTACTATAAAATCGCTATACTCATTTGTATATGTTAAGCTAATTTCCACATTCCCTCCCCCAGTATCTCCTCCGCTTTTTGAAATACTTGTTAAATAGTTTTTTGTACCTAAGTCCCAAATAAAATAGTCTGACCCTGTATTTCCTGTGACTTTGATTGTTTTGTTAGGATTAAATTCCCTATCAGAATTTCCTAGAGATTGATTCGGATATATGCTTCTTGCTATGCCATTGAATGTAGCAGTTACGCTAACTGGAACCACTAGAAAGTCCCATAAGTTTATATCTGTTATGCTATCATAACCCCTCCAAATCCCTACATCGTTTAAGTTTGTATATTCTAAATCTAAAGACAGATTAATTGACTGTATGCCGTATACGGTAGAGTCATTTACTGTTAATGACGCATCGGTATTAAAAATAGCTTCTGCTTCTTGCGGCAAAGTAAAACCTATGTCTGTGCGTTTTAAAATATTTCCAGACTCAGTACTGCCATTTGCTGGCACTGTTGGCAGGCTAGCAACACTTACTGTACCGTATTCTAACTTTTTGCATGTTAGGGTTATGCTTTCTGTAATTATGCTTGCAACATTTATATCATACGATAACGAGTTAAGCAGGCATCCTCTATAGCACACATATTTAATATTAGCAGTATCTCCAATATTAGCAGCGGTATCATCGCCATATAGGATAAAAATGTCATAATTTTTTAAACATTTTGTGTCTGGATTGTATTCCCCTTGCGACCCGATGTTATCAGAGTGCAAGATATGAGTATTGGTATAGCTGCTACTATAATTTGCTGTTGTATAAAAGGTGGAACTTGTTTTATTTAAGACTCGTGATATATTAATATTGAAAACCTTTTGGCGATCTTCATATCTGAATTTTTGTTGAAATCTGCCAGAATCAGCAAGAGAATTAGACGGAATGTCTCCATCTATGCCAACAGCTTGAACACCAGTAAGATAAGTGGCATTTGAAATACTATCTGTGGCTGGCTTAGTATTGCGTTCGATAAATAAAACTGCCTGACAAGCCCAGAATACTCTATTATTTACCATGTGTTAACCTTTTAGGAGCATCAAATAACAATACTATATACACATTGTTACTTTCCACTACTACCAAATCCACCAGTTCCTCTGTCGCTTTCATTTAGTTCTGAAACAATTTTAATGTCTGGAGAAGAAACTTTTTGGATTAATAGCTGTGCTATCCTGTCTCCAGATTTAATATGGTAGTGTTCATCAACATGGTTTTGTAAAATGACACAAACCTCTCCACGATAACCACTGTCAATAACGCCAGCTAAAACATCAAGACCAGCCTTGAGTGCCAACCCAGAGCGAGGCCAAATAAGACCAACATGATTAAACGGAATCGCAATTGCGATTCCTGTTTTAACCATAGCTCTATTTCTGGATGGAATTATAGTATCTTCTAAGGCATAGAGATCATAACCAGCATCACTTTCATTAGCTCTGCTTGGTACAACTGCGTTTTCTGATAATTTAAGTACTTTCAATTCAATATTTCCACAACAGTCAGGAATTTTTATAGGCGAATAAATATTTGTCATTATATCTCCTTGTCAAATAATGTCACATTTACCGCCAGCACAAGCTATTTCCTGTACTGGATTCACATTGTTCTGTTCTTCAATAACATTAGTATAGTCAACCTCTTTATATTCTCTAGTCATATCTAGCCAATCTTTCCAGTTGTATGCATCTTTCATGGCGTATGTTAACATCTTCAAGTCGCCATTCATGTATCTGTCGGCAAAACGCTGGCATCGCTCTTGATAAGCTTTCTTTTCTGTTCCCTTTATTTTTTGACCAAACCCAAGAAGACTATCACATGCCGCCCATAAATTATCTTCAAACAACTGTAAACCAACTTCAATTAGGCCGCTTACAAACATAGCCGCATCACCATAGTGCTGAATCTGCTCGCTTGGCAGATAGACAGTGGTAAATGGTGCTTGTGCATAATCTTTATCTCCAGCAATAGGCAAAAGTGACACTCCACAGAAATATTTACGGTTATCATAAATAAAGTCTGTAACAGCATCCCATTCATCTGGTTTTACATTGATGGTATTAGAAACATTATGGACTAACCACTTCTGAGTGCAAAGCTCTGGATTAGTGCCGTTCATAACCCAGTTTTGCTGTGTGCTTTTAACATATTCTAGTAAGTCAATAGCACCTACTTGATTCTTTAGCTTTGAGCCATCTGGCACTTCTACGCAAAATGCCACAACGTCATCTGAATCATTATTCGACCATACGCTTTCTGCACATGCTCTTGGGTTTTCTTCTTTAAAATATTGATAGATTGGTTCCATCTTGTTGGCCTGCACACGGCGAATGTATCGCTTGGCGTGATGAGGATGAATACCAGAAGATGTCCCAAGAATACAGCTAGAGGTTCCTTCCGGCTTAACGCATGTTGTACGTGCGGCCTGATTGATACCTAGCAGCTTTGCTATCTTTGCGTTAACTTCTTTAACAATAGCCGCACCCTTTTGTTGTACTTTTGGATTTAAGCATATCTCATGCTGCTCCATGATTCCTGTCATTGAAACACCAAGAAGTGCTTCTCTAGAAATAATACGCTCAGATGCTTCACCAAGATATGGAAACTTAGCAAAACCGGCTTGTAGTGTGCCAATAATGGCGGCAGATTCACAAGCCTCATAAAAATCTTGCTCTGTTTTTACTTTTGCACAATTAATAGTTGATAGATTGCAAGCTTGCCATCCAGTTTCGCCAGTTGTTTCATCAACAGGCCACATTCCAATCTCAACACATGGGTTGACAATTAGCTCTGTAGAATCTGACCATACAAATCCAGGCTCACCAAACTCTTTAACAGAAGTCATTAGTTCTGCAAACTGTTCTTTTGTTGTTTCTCCACGAATAAGAAGTGCGGAATTATTTGATCGTCCACGCTGTGGATTGTTGATAAACCAACTACCAGTTTTAGCTTTAGCCATTTCTTCATCATCTGGTGAGAACACACAGATCGTAGCACTACGACGAACGCCACCGCTGATAACAGCGTCGGCACTATACATTACAATGTCATATGCTTCAATTGGAGTAATCTTATTTCGGCCAGATTTAACAGCGTTATCAAGCACCTTCCTAATGTTATTAAGGGCTTTCTTTAGAGGTTCTGGGCCTGGAGCTTTGCCTCCGCTGGACTTTAAATAAGCACCAGCAGGACGAATCTTTGAGTAATCAAAGCTTACAGTTTTTCCATTATATTCTGAGAATAAATCGCATTCTTCAAAATAGCTTGAAACTAGAACACCAACAGCGTCTGACCAACCTTCTATGGAGTCATCAATTACAAACTTTTTTGATCCATTCTTACTTTTAATTAACGGCGGCATTTTATCTACATGATGCCGCTGGACCGAAAAGCCAGTTCCACATCCACATAGCAATAGATACATACATTCTTGAAAAAATCTTAGTCTATCAACATAAGAAGCTATGCAGTTATAGATACGAGCATTATGCTTGAAGATAGGAGAGCCACCAAACTGTAAAGCTCTCTGCGAACCAAGAATTTTTTTCTTCTTCATATCGTCGTAGGCTTTAGATATAGCCTCGGAAATTTCAACATGATTAGAGTCTTCCGGTTTAACGTAAGCGTCAGTCATCATTTGTTTTACGCGATCAACAGCTTCCTGCCATGTTTCTCTTCTTTTTTTTTCTGGAATCCATCGGGCATACTTAGATACAAAAGTGTAATTCATCAAAGATTTTATTGACATGCTTAACCGTCTCCTTCTTTATTCTTTTTTATTCTGACTCTTATGTTCTTTAGCGATATGTTAATTTCGATATCTTCCTCAGATTCGTTGACTTCTATATTATCAACAACAGACTTGATTTTGTCAACCATTTTTTGGTCTATTCCATATACTTCTAATACTTTAGTAACAATTCTCTCTATCATTTTCTACTCTGTTCTTCTTTCTTCAACCATCCTGAGAAGATGATCAAATTTCTCTGTTATTAATGTATTTATTGATAGCTTACAGTCTGTAACATTGTGCTCAATTGAATCAATTTTTGCTTCTAGTTTGCCTTCTAGGGCTGTTACTTTGTTTTCAATTGAAAGCATTCGTCTATCTAGAGAATCGTTCACTTTTGACTCCAATACTACTATTTGTTTAGAATGATTTAAAATAGCTACGAGGGTCCAGCCAACGAAAGGGATAAAGAATAATCCCAAGGCTTCTAATGTGTGGTGAATCATTTCCCATGTAGATGATTCTTCTGCTAATATATACATTATACTTCTCTCTGGTTTTTAAGTTGATTAAAAAGATGGGGAGACTTCTTGCCTCCCCATCAATCATGCACTATCAGCTCCTTTGTTTATTTTACTTTAGCCTGTTATTGGCTTGTAATCAAAGAAATCTCCACCCGTTGCTACCGAAGTGTCTACAAAATCAACTTTCATTACTAGTTCACCAGGAATAGTTCTGGTTGGATTAGCGGCTGAGTCTGTACGATAACCACTTCCACCACCAACTGGATTTACCATGTTTGTAGTTGAAAGTGTTGGTAGTGAAGCTGCGGCTACATTACCACCACCAGAAGTGATAGCGGCAGTCCAGTTGTAACGAGTACCAAGCTTGCTACCATCAGCCTTAATGCCGAGCCATGAGAAACGATTACCTCTCCAGAGAGTAAGAAGTTTCGCCCCGTAGTCATGCTCAAACTGAGCAATTGGACGACGCTGAGTATCTGATCCTGGGATAAGAACTGCTGTTGAAGCAACGCCAGCAATGCTGTTGCTTACTGTGCGAATTACATACTGACCCGCAGCTTCATAAGCAAAAGCTCCACCTGATACAATCTTTTGATTTGCAACAATGCCATTGGCGATAGCCTTTGGTCCTGTTGATAGAGGCTCACCAACAGCGGTATCAATAAGAGGAAAAGCCTTCGTGATGACTCCAGATGTTGTTGATGTGTTACCGAGGACTGTTCCGCCCTGTGTTTGTCCACCATAGCTGCCACCTACTGCATTTACTAGGTGTGAATTTGAACTTGGAACTGCCATTATAAAATCTCCTTAATAATAAAATTAAATGTTAAATTTTGTTTCCTTTTTATCCTTTTACAGTCCAGGTCCATAGTAATATTTACACAGAAGATGCGTTTCTAAGATATAAAATATTGGGTAGCGGAATTGATATTCATAAACGCTACCCATATTCTTAGTTAAAATTTTTACATACCTTGAAGGCTTTCTTTATTCTTCTCCTTGCGGTTTCTCTAGAATATCCATTAGCGTTACCTATTTCCTGAATCGTCATGTTGTCAATAAATCTTTGACGAAGCACAGTTCCTAGATCGTCTGGCATAGAGTTGATAATGTCCATTGCTTCCATTTTAACTGTTTCTGAAAAGCACTTTTCTATGTTGTCAGTTGCAAAAGATTTGTTTTTTGAATCACGTTTCAGTTGATTCTTAAAAGCAAAATTTAGTTGCTGATAAAGATAAGATGTAAACTTTGCATTTCTACTTGTGTCAAATTTATCAATGCATCTCCAGAGAGTTTCATAAGAAACTGAAGAAAGATCGTCTACATCAATAGAGTTCTTATATCTTCCTTCAACTGTTCTCATTATTGAAATTATGCTGTTGTCGGCCAAACATTCTTCTATGCTTTTATTATACATGTCAATATCCTTTTCAAAAAAATAAGTTAATTATCAATACTGTCTTCAACCTCATTGTTATCATCTGAGTGCAGAACGATTCCACCTAATTTATCTTTTAAAGCTATCAGCTTATTAACGTTTTCAAGATAGGTTTTATTTATCTCGTTTGACGTAACATACTCAATAGATCCGTCTGCTGTTACCATTATAGTCCAGAATTTTTCATTGTCAAGCTGTTCTCTAACTTTGGAAACGGCTTCATATACATCGTCGTCTTCAAATATTTCATCTTTACTATATGAACATAGAACATTTTCAATACTATGTCTAACTTTTTTTATGGAAAACATCCTACCGACGCCAATAAAAAATGTATATCTGCCAATAATTTTTAGAGCTTCGACGCCTTCAATGGATTCTATAGTTTTTTGTATATTTTTTGTTATGTCAAAATTAGTGTAGCCAATCCAGCAATCCCATCTTTCGCTTGGTTGCAACAACGACTGTTCATTATAAGCCCCAAGTGGAGTTTCTATCATTCTAGCCAGCCCACTGAGTGCCATAAATGGGTGCATTGCCCCATCTGCCTCCGTTTCTTCTTCGTCGTCTTCTATTAATTCAAAATCACCATCGTTAGCGTATCTTTCTTCTTCTAGTGCGTTCCAGCTTTCCCAGGCGATTTTGCGTGATTTAAACATTTCTATCTCCTTGAGCAGTTGGCTTAAAAACGATTTCTTCATCGTTTAAATTATCTAGCACTTTTGAGTGTAT